GTCTTGAAACCATTATGAGCCGAAAGTTTCGGGAAAGTCAACTATTTCCAAACACGCAGGAGGGTGAAAACATGCTTGCCGGTGAGCCGTGCCTTGAAACCTGCGAGCCGGAGCCGTTCCCGGAGCCTCTTCAACTCCGCTTCAACTTGAGAAGAGTCATGGTTCTTAACGACTCCAACCTTCATACTCTTGGCTTCCGGTTCAATCCAGAAGCCTGCGCCCGCGATATTGCTCACCGTTGCCGTGTTCATTCTGTCCGCTCCTCCTCTGAAGTAAACTCTCCGTCACTCGCCAATTCTTCCGCCGGACTTGTGACCGGTCTAAGTTGGGTTACCGGAGCCGTGAGGCTCACTCTGCGAGAACAAAGAAGGAATAATGATAAAGTTTCCGGAGTTCCTCTGCTCGTTCCTCACTGACATTCTTGAGAATAACAACCTTGCGCCGGTTATCGTTGCGAGCCTCAACGTTGTCACTCTGCTTGAGCCGTTTAACTGCCCATGCTCGGAACTCCTCATTGTTGTTCATGTCTTGGCAATACATGTGTCTGGTCTCCTGTTTGAGTGAGCCGGAAGCCGTTGGTTTAGGACGGCTCCGGGTGAAGAGTGAAAGAGGCTCAAGCCTCATATATGGTTGCGCCGTTCGCAACGCGCCAACCGGAGGAAACCTTAACCTCAAGAATCCCGTTCTTCTCACGGGCGTCAAAGACACGGTAACCGCTCGCGGCTTCCGGAAACCGGGCAATGACGTGAACTCCGTCACGGAGGGCTTCTCTAATATCACGGGCGTTCATCGGGTTAGGTTCCTCTCTCCGGCTTTGCCGGTCTCGACTGCTTACGGTTTAAGTATGGTCGGTTTTGAAAACCTCCGCATCATACTTTAGTTGGACTTGAGAAGCCGCTCCTCCCATAGTTCCAACGTTGGCTGAGCCGAAAGTTCCGCTTGACGCTTGAAAGAAGCCTCTGCCGATTCCCGGTCACGGAAGATAGTTGAACACGTCTCACCGAGAACGGAGGAACCGGCTCCGGGAAAGTGGGAGTTGAGCCGATACCGGAACGGAGTTGAAGTCTGGTGAGGGTGAGCCTGAAGGAGTTGCGCGTCTTGAAACTCTCCTAGCAGTTCAAGAACTTGCTCAACAACCTGCCCTCCTGTCCGGCCTTCCTGCCGCTCTTTCCGCGTGAGCGTAGTATCTGCGGCAGTCTGGGCATAGTCGCAACCCATTTCTTGAATACGGCTTATCAACTGTTCAAGGTCCATGTTCATATCTCCTGAAGAGAAGGAGCCGGTTCCCGGTGAGGTTCCGGCTCCGGGTCATACCTGGGTTAGTTCACCGACTCCGGGTATTCCTCAAGCTTGTCTGCGGCGGCTTCCCAACCTTCCGGCTCGCTCACGTCATCCGGACGTTCAACCTCAACCTGTTCAAGTTCCTCTTCCCACTGCCCCATGAACTCCTGATATGCCTGTCCTGCGTCTCCATCCTGCCAACGCTCAGACCGGTCCGAAGCGTAAGAATCCGCCGCCTCCCAGACTTCAGAACGGAACTGATTCGCGTTGTCTATCTCCTCGTTGAGTTCATCCCTCGCGGCTTCTACGTCAACCCATGCCGCCTCCAACTTCTCGTTAAAAGCTTGAACGGCTTCCGCGAGTACTTCACCCTTACTCCGAATGTTGCATGCGTGTTCGTCACGGGTCCTAAGTTGTGCCTTTGTCAGTTTCTTCATGCGCGTGGTCTCCTCTTGAAGTGAACTCCGTCACCCGCTTTCTTTCACCTCCGGACTATGAACCGGAGCGTTGGCGCGTTTCGGAGCCTTTCGGCTCACTCCGGAACTTCTATCTCTCGTTCGGTTTCACCCTTCGCGTTCATGTCTGCTTCAATGGCTCGCAGTTCGTTGGAGGTGAAATATCGGCTCAGGTTGGATGACCGATACAGTTCGCCTTCCTTCATGGAGCCGCTTATCGTTGAAGTCGGTCCGAACCGAGTCGCAAACCCAACGAACGCCTTCCCGTTCACGTCCGTTCCGTTGTATCGAACCTCAACCACTTCCGCAAGCTTACCGAAGCAGTTAGGAATCTGCGAACCAACCGCGAGAGCGGCAATATTTTCAACAGTGGGGATGAAGACGGAAACGGTTTTCATTGGAGCGGTTCCTTTCAGGAGTTGGTTAGGCTTGATTGCCTAACGATTAAGATTATAGCCGCTTTTCAAAGCTTCTGCCTACTACTTTAGTATGAGGTTTATTCGTAGTCTTTGAAAGTCTCACGAGCCGCTTGCAGGATACGCTCAGCCATAACCGGAGTCGATTCAAATCTGCCGCCGCTCCGGTATCCCCATACGTCAAGCGGGTTTGTCCGGTCCGCTCGTAGGAGGTCACCGTTCGGATGAAAGAAGTACTCAAACGGTCCGATGAACTCCGCATGTCCGGCAGACTTCCCTTCCGCGTTGAGGAGGGCGTTCCGCTCCTTCACGAGTTCAATCACCTTCTTTGCAACTCGGTGTCGGCTCCTGCCGTCTGCTTCCGAAAGTGCCTCTTTGAAAATCTCAATTTGCCGCTCAACCTGGGTGAGCGTCATTGCCGGTTGTTCCTTCTTCACTTTGCCCATTCAACCATGCTCCTGGGTTTCGCCCATTCCAAGACCTCCGCCGCCAACGCTTCCGGCGCAGTGGTAGAGTGCAAAATCTGCCCCATGCAGGCTCGCGTTATAGCCGCCGCAGAGTCGACGGTGAGACCAAGCTTGCAAAGCGTATCCATGACTTTCAACATGCGTTCCATGATTCCTTCTCCCTATCTCCTGAAGATGAAGGAGCCGCCGTCTTGACGGCTCCGGAGCGTTTCTACTTGCTGACTTTGGTTCCGTGTATCCGCCAAATGATGAACCCTGCCATGTGCCCTCCCGGAAACCGGTTCCGGTCATACTCCTTCATTGCCGTCACGCTCTTGCCGTGAGCCTTGCAATATTCAACGTATTCCGGAGTTACTGCCGCCGTCACCGGTCTCTTGGTCTTCATGGTTGGTCTCCTCGTCTGGGTGAGCCTAACTGCTCACGTCATAAGTATAGGCCGGTTTTCAAACCTTACTTATCATCCGATAGTAGGAGGTTTGAAAACCGGCCTATGCCTGCCGTTATTCGATTATGCGCCGGAGCCTATCCCAGCAAATGCCGCCGGTTCATTTCTCCAACGGCTTCCGGGTCCTGGGAATAGTCAACCGGTTCCGGAGCCGCCGGAGTTCTGCCGGTTCTTGCCGCCGCGATACAGCCGCCTTCATGCTCGTCTGCCAGTATGCAACGCTTATGAAGTTTGCATTGAGTGACGGTGAAACGCTCCTCGTATATGACCCCTTCCCGTCCGGAACTGTCCGGTAAATCCGCCGTCACTAGCAAAGCATCTTCCCGGAACTCAACAGTAATCTCACCGTCTGAGTCTTTGAACGTTACGGTGACTTGCTCACCCGGTTCAAGTTCAACCTTAGGCATGACGGTTCACCCTCCGCGCCGGAGGAGGCGCAACGGACCGGTTCCGCCAAGTCAAACCGCCGCCGGAACATGGTCCCTTATGATCCTTCGGACGTGAGCAACGGATACCACTTGAAGCGGATTGGAGGGAGTCGCAGGTTCGGGTTTCAACCCGTTGCGTTGACTCCTCCCAAGTTTCGCCTATCGCGTTGACATGGATTCCTTCGTGCCCCTCTGTCAAAAGGCAAATGGGCGCGTTGCCAAAGCCGCAGAACTCGGCAACAGTTGACGCAACCGCCGGTGAGACTCCGGGAACAACCATACCGCAAATCTCGCCTTTGGCTCGCGGATCAAAGGAGAAACACCGTTGAATACCTTCGGTGACTGCGAAGTATTCCCGTTCATCCTCCGGAGCGGCTCCGGCAACAGCTTGAGCAAGGTTTTCCTTCGCCTTCTCAAGAACCTGTTCAATCATACAAACCTGCAAGAACGCTTGAACCGCGTTCCGTGTCTCTGGTTTCATCCTGTTTCTACCCCTTCTCAACGCGGTTAGACACCTTCAGGAGAATAGCTTGAGCGGCTTGAATCTCCTTCTTGTCATCTTCACCAAGAACCTTCTCGCTCGTGATAAGGAGAGACGCCAGACCTCCGGCAACCTTCCTCAACTCTGCCGCCGTATGGACGGACAGAACCGCATTTGTCTTCATTTCCTCACCTCCTTTCCTTCAGAGTTCACAACCTGGGTTTGAAGCTTTGAGCCGTTCTTCCTCTCTCGTGTCCCTCGGAGATTCCGAAAGAGTGAAGAAGTAAAAATCACAGTAACGACATGAGAAGTTGTCTTCACCATGAGAACGCATGGCGAAGTAAACACCTTTCTTGCCGCAGTCCGGACAGGTGAGGAACTTGAATCCCTTTGTCACTTCCTCACCTGGGTTCCGGCTCGCCGGAGCCATGCAGACTTGGTGAGGTTCCTCACGGCTTGATTGATAAATGCCTGCCAAGGCTTATCTTCCCAACCCGGAGCATGCCAAAGCTTCCGGAACTCCTCTGCAAGCCGTCTGGCTTCCGTTTCCAGTGCTTGCGGCTCCAACTCCGGCAATTCATCCGGAGCGGCCTTCTCGCCTTCCTGCGCGTGTTCTGCGTCCATTGTAAAGCCTCAAGGGGAGAGAGAAGCCGGAGCCTCCCTCTCCTGAAGAAGATCAAAGCGCCATGAACTCGTCAACAAGCGCCTGAAGAGTAGCTTTATCCGCGCCGTAAAGCCAGACGTATGGCGCGTTACGGCTCCGTTTCGGAGAAGTCCATGCCGTTTCCTTCTTCAACCACTCAACAAAGAGTTTCGCGGCAGTCCGACCATGTTGCCCAAAGTCAACCCAGGTGATAGGCGAATCGTCCGGTTTGCTCCGGTCAAGTTCATGAATGACCGGTTTGATTCCGGTGAGAATTCTCCGGCGGCTTTTCTCGGCAATCTTCCGGCTCCGTTCGCGGTAGGGTTTAATTCCGCGAGCCTCATGGGTTTCAATCACACATGCCGATTTGAGCGGCTCGCCTTCGTTATCCGAGAAACCGAGTTGAGCGGAGGACACGAAGGCAACCGGGAAATAATGCGGACTCCTCCGGCCTTCTTGGTTGATTTGGATATAGGCCGGAAGTTCGTTCCGTTCCTGCCAACCGCGCCGATTGTTCTCTTCAATCATTGCGCCCAACCGGGCATGAAGTTCGGTGAGGCTTTGGTTCCGCATGTCAATCCTGCTCATGTTCGTGGTCTCCCGCTTTCCTGAAGAAGATGAAGGAGCCGGTGAGGTTCCGGCTCCGGAGCGTTACTACTTGCTTTCAACCGCCGGAACGCAACCGAAGGAACGGCAGTGTTCACAGGTGACCGTTTCCGAGTTCACGGGAACGTTGAACCGCATGGAATGGGGAGTCCGGTATCCAATGCGCCCGCTTTGGCAGAGGGTATGAGCCTTCCGGACTTCAGTTGACTGCCAAGGCATGCCTTCGTTCTTTACGGCAACCTCACAGGTGATTGCGTGAGTCTCAACACCGGTCCGGCCAATCTTACCAACCGCGAGGGTTTCTTTCCAGTTGAGTTCAACGTTGCTCATGTTCGTGGTCTCCTTCGTAGTAGTGAACTGCTTACGTTAGAGATTATAGCAGGTTTTCAAAGGTGCCTTATCATCCGATAGTAGGAGGTTTGAAAACCTGCCGCTCCGGACTATCCGAGTTCCCGAATCTCTGCCTGAAGGAGGAACTCCGCAGACGGCTCCTCCTTGACCGGCGGATACCCTTTCCGGTTCTTCCATTCACGGTATGCCAACCGGGAATCCAGATAGGCGCGTTGAGCCTGCCGGAGTGCCTCACGGTTCGCGTGAATGTTCTCCTCAAGCGCCTGCCCCTCCTGCGCCGTTGCGAGCATATCCCGGAGCAGTCCCATGCCTCCCAGGTTGAAGAGACTCGCAATCTTCTCCTTCCCTCCCACCTCCGGAATCGCCGGGTGAAAGTTGTATACCGTTTGAATGGTCTGCCAATCCTCAGAGTCAACCTCCGGATTGCGTCCAACTGCCTCAGTGAACTCCTGCCGATTCATTGATCCTATCTCCTGAAGGAAAATCTAGGAGCCGATTCCTCACCGGCTCCGAGTTGATTACAGGTTACCGAGAACCTCACCGGTTTCGTTCGCAACTTCAATGATGAAGTATGAGCCGTAAGGCTTCACGGTATAAGACCACGCAGGAAGCGCCATGCCGTTGTCTTCCTCGCGGTTGGTCTTAGCAATGGCTTCCGCTTCCTCGCGGGTATTGAAAAGGGTGAAGTCATCGATTCCCATGTTGGTCTCCTCTGTGTTTCGACTCCGTCTTGTGTCTTTAGTATGGCTCAGCAGTTGAAAACCTTGTATCATACTTTAGATGGATGTTTTACGAAAGCTTTCAAAGTCTCTGCTGCGAACCGCTCCGGAGCCTGTTTCCCGGTTCGTAATAAAAACGGAGGTTTCACATGGGTATAGTGTCTCTGCCTTACTCATGATCTAAGAAAAAAGAAAGCTATACCTTCTCAAGAGTAAAGAAAATAGGAACCCTATACCCATGTGAAACCTCCGTTTATTTTGTTTCGGGTTTGGAGCCATGCATAAAAAAACGGCAGTCTGAGCATAGCCAGACCGCCAGTATTAGGCACGAAACTCTTAAAAGGTTGGTTTGCTTGCCGTTTTTATTACTTCCGCCGCCGGAGCCTCATTGACACGGTTTGACGTAGTTTTGAAGAATTTCCGAAAGTCTTTCTCCTGTCTCTTCCTGCTCGCTCCGGCTCGTTGGTTTCAATTCCAGACCGTGTAAATAGGGCACAAAACGCCTTTAGTTTGGCTTTGCAGGCTCGTCTTTTTTCCTCAATTCGGTCTGGAGGTATTCGTTCTCTGCTTCTAAAAGTGACTGCATACGGGTCAACGCGCCCAACATTGCCGCCGCAGATTCTCTCAACTCCTCGCAGTCTGGGCTATCCTTTTTCAGTTCCAAGGCATGAACCGTAAGGAACCCGTTGAGGATTCTCAGTTCCGCTCCTATGTTGAGGAGAACCCTCACCAAAACCAACTCTCTCCGTTGGCTCAGACTCATGGAGCCTTCAAGTTCTCCAACCTTCAGGAACGTTCGCTCAAGTTGTTCAAACAGTTCCTTCGTGAGTTCCCTCCTGTCTTCAATCTTGCTCGTGTCAATCGTGGTTGAACGGCTTATCAACTGCCCAACCACGGAAACGACTCCGGTGAGCGCCGTTCCGATGATTCCTCCTATCCCGAGTTGAACCCAATCAATACCCATGTCAGACAGTCTCCTTTGACTCCGCTCCAAGGATTGCGTTTCTATGGAGGACAACCCAAAGTTGACCGGTTCCAAAGAACGCGGCCATGTAACCCTGAAATATTCTCGCATCATATTTCAAAAGACAGTAAGCCGCGAATATCCAATAGATAGCTGAGACCGTTGCCGCCCAACGTCTGAACTTGGGGTATTGTTTCCAGAGGGATACGCCTTGAAATATCCCGTTGACCAATGCCCAACCTGCCCAGACAAAGTGCCCTCCGGCTTCACTTACGGCTTCAACCAACTGCGCCGTTGTGACGGTCACGCCTATTGAACCGAAGGTGAGCCAACAACCCCAAACAACGGAGAATCCTGAAAGGAAGAGTTCAAGCGGTCTGGTGTCTGCTTCTATGATGATATACCGCAGTGTTTTGAAAGGCATGGCGTCACCTTTATAAAGCGAAGGAAACGAGTGCCCAAACGTCAACCGCTCCGGAGGTTGCCGCGTTGAGGTTCGCGCCGGTTGAGACTGCCGCGAGTCGGATAGAGGTTGCCGCTCCGTGATTCTCGGAACCAACCACGGAGGAGACTTGAAAGACCGTGTTTCCCGGAGCCTGAAAAACGTTGAAAGCCGGAGCATACTTCACAAGGTTGCCGACTATCCCAACGCTCAGGGTATAGGTTGCTATTGCGCCTCCGGTGAACGCGGCAGAGTGTTTGATCTTGACCGCGTGAATCACTCCGGCGGCTCCGAGTGACAGAACTTCAATGTCATTCGTCAAAGCCGCCGCCGCAAGGTCACCGAACACCTTTGAAACCTTCACCCAAACCGGAGCCGTTCCGGAAGCGGGAACTTCCTTCCATCCTGTATTACCGGCTCCGGACTGCTTTAGGTAAAGCTTGCCGTTGGTTGTGTCACGGTATAGGTTCCCAACGCTCGCGGTTGTCACTCCTTCCGGTGAACCGGCTCCGGAGAACGGAACCAAAGCGTCAAAGGCGTCAAAAGCCGCGTTGATTGTGACTTCCTTTGAGGCTTGCGCCTCCTCAACGTAGTCAACGCCATGATTCGTGGTTGGCATGTTAAATCACTGCTTCTCCCGGATAACCTCGCATGCGGCTTGTTGTGGTCTCCGCTTTGAAGTCTCCCAACTGGTAAATGAGAACCGAAACCGCCGGTTGTGGTGAGCCGAAGTCTGTAGTTTGTTGAGCCGCCGTATACGTTGCCGTTGGACCGGTCAAGCCGCTAATAGTGCGAACCAAAGCGCCAAACCCAGGAGTCCAAACCTCAACCTCATACCGCTCATGTGGTTGGTCTAACTCAACGTCTGAATAGTCTTGAAGTTCTCCGTTTTTCCGGACTCTTCTCACCCATTCAATTGTCAAGTTGTCGGAACCGTCACGGCTTCCCGTAATATGAACCGGCGCATAGGGTTTCAACTCCTGTCCGGTTATCTCTAAGTTCACCGGCGCAACGTCTGCGAGTTGTTCCGACTCCGTGATTGCCTTCAATGAGATTGTCTTTCCGATCAAATCCCGGAGAGTGTTCACCCGTATCACAGTTCCCGCCGTGAGCAAGATGAACCGCTCATTTATGGCATGGTCTCCCCATGCGTAGTCTGTGCCTCTCCTGCCGCGTATAAGACCGCTAAGCCGGTAGTCTGCGCCTCCCAGGTATACGGCAGTGGTAAACTGAATCACTTCATCCCCAAGGAGGGCAACGTTTGCGCCTGCCAAAACGTCATCTATTGAAGTTGTCTCAACCGTTCCGGTTTCTAGTCTTACGTCAACGCTCACCGTTGAAGGTTGAAGGATTCCGGTTGAAGTTCCTGAAGGAAGAACCGTGAGCGCCGTTCCATACGTTGCCGGGTCTGAGATATTGCTTTTCAACCGGTAAGCATTGCCGGAACGCTTTTGATAAACGTTGACTCCGGTCCAACCCGGCTCACCGGCGGCTATCATATAATACCCAACGGAGTCCGCGTCTTCATCGGTTAAAGCGTTACAGCAGAACGGAATAAACGCGATTGTGTCTGGGTTCTCAAGAGATTCGGTGATTGTTCCGAGTGAGCCGCCTTCAATGACTTGGTTCAATACCTCCGCGTCATCCCGAACTAACGTCATGTCAAGGGGACCGAACAAAGCCGTATCAATGCCGACAACTCTACACCTAACCGTTGAACCGGCAACCGGGAGATTGACCACGGTTCCGGGAAGTGTCTTCAGATACTTAGGCCCAACGAAGATTTTGAAGAGTTCTCTTGCAACCCATTGTTCATACAGGATGGACTCTGCTGTTCTCCTCGCTCGTGTATCCGTGAGAACACATGGAAGTGTCACCGTAAGCTTCTCCGCAACGTGAGGCTTTGTATACCTCACGGCGCGTTGTGAGCCGGTCTCATACCCTTTGTCTGATGAAAAGTAAGTGACACTAACCTCCGCCGGAATTTCCCATTCCTGCGTTCTCCGGGTTTGAACCGGAGCAACCGGTTCCGCCCCAACTGTGAAGAAGTGAGTCCCTAAGTCTTCTTCAGGAATAGTCAACTCAACGGCTCCTCCTCTTGCGAGGGTGAGGAGTTGGCCGTCTGCCTCAAGAAGATCAATAGAGAACGCAGTGAAAAGCGGTTCAACGGTATCTTTAGCGGATTGAACGGACTGAAGAACGAACCCCTCAACCGAACGGCTCGCGGCTCCGGAGGTGTCATACTCGTCAACCGATAGGCCAACCTGGGAGAACACTCCGGCGGCTATACTGGCAACGGTCTCCGCGCCCGTGGTCACTTCAAACATGAGGTTCGGGATACGGTTTCCGAACTTCTTGAGCGGAAGCATGTTGAAGACTACATAGGCCAACCCGCGATAAGCCGGAACCTCACCGGCTCCTTCAAAGGATTCCATGAACGGGTCTGCGGTTTGGGTTTCGTCTCCCAAGTATATAGTAATGTCAAACTTGGTCTCAGGTGATTCCGTTGAATCGTATATGAGGGTATCTTCTGCCCATATCTTCAAAACCTCGTCAATAGGACCGGCGCATATAGCCGCCGCAAAGTTTGCAAAATACGAATAAGTTGTTATCTCCTGAGTCGGTCCTCCCTTTCCTCCTGCTTGCTCCTCCCGCTTCCTTTCAACAAGGTCACGCGCCCATATAATATTGCCGCCAACCTTCGCATTGCCCCAAATCTGCGGAATCATTGCGCCGTATCCGGAACCGGTCACTTGCAAATCATCTATCCGCCCGCGTGACTGCGCCGTTCCCTTTGGTGGAAAGACAATACCTCCGAGAAGGTTACCGGCAGACCAACCCAAAGCCGCGCCTGCCGGACCTCCGAAAGCCGCGCCTATTCCGGCTCCGACTGCGCCAAGAACTAACTGAGCCATTATACTAAGCCTTTCCACCGGAACGCGGCTTCAATCCGATCATGCCAATATTCCGAGAAGTTCACTTCAACGACTCTGCCTGCCGTCTCAAAGGCATGTATGAGAGTTGAGCCGGTATAGATTCCCAGGTGAACCGGCAAACCAAGCACTTTCAAAAGTAGAACGTCTCCGGCTTGTATCTCCTGAAAAGGAACCTCAACGCAAGCCTTCTCAAGTTGGCTCCGGAGGCTCGCCGGGTCAACAAGCCGCGAGTATGGCGGAGGCTCATACTGCGTGACTCCGAGTTCACGAGCCGCCGCGATAACCAAACCCACACAATCAACGCCGTTCCTGTCTCTTCCCCAATGCCGAAACGGAACGCCTATGAACTCGCGGGTTTTCTCAACTATGTCTTCACCGTTCATCTTCTACCGCGTTTCAAAATCTTACTTGTTCCGGGTATATGCGGCTCACCTCTAAAGTTCACGAGGTTTGAAAACTTGTCTTTACAGGTTGCCTTCTGCCGGTCACAACCCGCTTCTAATACCAGACCGTCACCGTTTACAAAGGCATACGGAAAAGGTTCTTGAAGCGTTAGAACTGCGTCTGCGCCGCTTACTGTATGGTCTTTAACCTCGCGGCTCAACCCTGCGTTCGCGCCGGAGGTTACTTCAACTTTCCCGTATGTATAGTAGTCTGCCGCATGAGCGTCTGCGGCTTTGAGTTGGTAAATACTCACCACTGCGGAGACGGTCCGGACAAAACGGAAAGGTGCTAAGTCAATCTTACACCGTGAGTCGCCAAGTTCTTTCACTCGGCAAGTTGAGGAGGTCAACTCTCCGATTTGCTGAGACAGGAGTTGAGACAGGCTCCGGACCTCCGCCGTAAACGCGCCGTCTCCGTGTCCGACTTCGCCAAGAGTTCCCTTCAGGAGGAGGAGCCTGCCCATGCTCAAGTCTCTGAAATTGACTAGGAAGAACTCAACCGCCGCTCCGTCATACAGTCCGGCGCGTATATCCTCCTCAGTTATCCGGTCCGATTGAATCAGTCCGGTTACTTCAACGTTATCAACTCCGGAGGAAGCTTCTTGACGTATCGCGGAGGATTCAACGGAGGAACGCGCTTCATACGTGGTTTCAACCTCTTCTTCATCGGTGACTTTCAAGTTGCGGTCATGGGAAGTGAAACCCATGATTGTTCCGTTCATGAGGGTGAACTTCACGCATAAGGCGAGGGAAAGAACGGAGCCGCCTAAGTGGTCTTGAAGTTCTGCGGTTATGTCACGGAGCGGCATTTAATACCTCAGTTCAACGACTCGGATACCTTCCCAATTCCTAATGTCAATGTCTTCTTGAACGAGTTCCATTTCATCCGTGTCAAACCGAACCGGAACGTCAAACTCACAGGTGACAGAAGGAGTATAACCCGGAGCGACTGCAAAGGTTATGATTCCCGTTGTTGTGTCAACGGTCCAACCCGCGAGAACCTCAACGCCTCCGTTCCATACGTGAACCGTTCCGGTGACCGGCTTTTTAATGCTCCGTGTTTTGGTCACTGCTCCGAAGGTGTAACGTTTCACAATTTGGAACGTTGTTGCCGTGAGAAGCGTTGCGTTTGAAGCCGTCTCTATTTCATAATCTTGCCAATCCTTGAAACGGAACCCGGTTGCTTTACCCATGACCGCGAGGAAGAACGACACAAGCACCTTAGCCTGAGCCGCCGATCTTGCGCCCATGCTCACGTCCCATGAACGTATCGGGTCAGACCAATGAGCAATACGTTGTTCGGACTGCCCTCCGGTCATGGTCACCGTGGTCTTAAAAGCCGGTCCTCCTTTTGCGCCGCGTGATATGTCTGTAGGGAACTGCTCCTCAACAAAGTTCTGTATGGGCGCGTCTGCGTCCGATTCAATAACAACCGCCGCAACGCCTCCAAACCCAACAAACCCGTTCATAACGTTTACGCCGTCTGCAAACGTTCCCGGACAAAGCATGGCCTTAACATCCAACCCGCCGCCGGAGAGGTTGTTCAAAGCGTAATTGCCGCCTGCGAGGTTTTCATACGGGTCAACGGTCAAGGCAACGTCATCCGGAGCCGCCGTAAGATTTGAATAGTTCGCCGTGTTATTCCAGAAGGCATTGCATGAGTAATGAGTCTCTTGATACGTTGCTCCGTAATTGAACCGCGTGTCATTCTTTATAGCAATCGCGTTCCGACTGAAAACGTTCTCTCTGAAGAAGAGAGTATCATAGGCGTCAAAATTGTTCCCGTCACCGTTGACTGAGTTTCCTATCTGGATTCCCGCCGTTGAGTTGTTGTCAATTGTACAGTTTTGAACCTGCGTATAGAAACGGGAAGTTTCATGCCTGATTCCGAACTTGCAATTGTCAATGATACAGTTACGGATTGAAAGGCCTCCGTCAAGGTCCCAGACTCCGTATCCCGTTCCGCCGCTCGCTCCGGCGGCAGTGAACCGGCAATAGTTTACGTATATGGGTTGAAAGAAGCCGCCGGAGCCGGTAGAAGTCAACCCAACTGCAGACGTGTCTTTCGTCATGCACTTGTGGAAAATCACCGGACCGGAAGCGATTCTTACGCCATTGTTCTTGTTTTGAAAGATGCAGTTCTCATATATGATTCCGGTTGCCGTGTTGTCAACCGCGATTCCGGTTGCAGTTGGACCGGTTCCCAGGAAGTTGATATTTTTCACATGTATGGAAGTTCCGCCTATGCTCACGCATGAGGTTGTATTGTTCACATGTCCGTTCAACGTTGCAACCTGATTGTCACCACGCGCCGCGCCATACCCAAACAGACGAACGTGACGGCCTTTTTGCCCGGTATAGGCGAGAATCCAACCCGTTGAGCCGTTCGTTACGGTCTTTCCGGTTTTTACCCAGACCGTGTTAGAACCTCTCACGCCTGAGTTGAATGATCCTGCGCCGCCGGAGGCGCCTCCGCCTAACCTTGCCGCTCCTCCTGTCGCTCCGGAAGCCGTTGCAATCCGTGAAGACATGGTTGCAACTCCGCCTATGACGTTTTGAACTTGAAACCGGTTGATAAACAGGAACGCGCCCGAACCGGCGGAGGTGGTTGTTAAAACGTTTCCCTTGTCATTCGCCACAAATGGCCTTGCGGCAGAACTCAACTGATTAAAGAGAGTTCCTCCGGGAAAGGTTGCGGTTCCCGCGTTATAAGCCGTGAAGATTGAATTCGTCCCCAAGTCTTGAGCCGACTGAGAAGGGTTGTTAGGCGTGGTCTGGAGCCGGTAACCGGAACCGCTCACCGTGCTAATCCAAACCCGGAAATGCTCGCAACCGCCAACGCTGGGAGGAGTGTCAACCTGTATCCGCCCGTTGGCTCCAACAACAACCGCAGTTTGAGCCGAAAGAGCAGAGTCATGGTTGCCGTCTGCGTTGAAGTAGGATATGCAGACGTAATAGGTATTTGCGGGAATCGTTCCGCCTCCGGCCAAAGCCGCAACGGTAGGAGCCGCCGGAGCAGGCATGAGACCGCTCACAAGGTCTGTGTATACGTGAGTTGGCGCGTCTTGCTGGGAAGCGTCAACGCCTCCATATATGGCGTCAAAACCGGAGCCGTTGTTAGCTGAGTTCCCGGTTGCCCGATCTTCCCATTGAGTCGAAGGTGAGACTGCCATGCCTTTACCCGTTCCGTTTCCTTAAACGTTGAGCCTGCCGCAAACCGTCATCCATTAACTGCCTCTGTGAGCGCCGGAAGGAATTCGCGTCTGGCGTTTCAATATGATACGTTGGGGAGTAGTTGATAACTGTTGAACCGCCAAGTTCATGGTTGGGAATTATCCTGCCGGAGGACGGAGGAACGAACATTTCCGGACCGCGTTCCCCAACCATGTATGACTTGCCGGAGACAACCGGACCGCCATTAGCCGCATAACCGGCAAAGGCTCCGGAGTTGAAGTCACCCAGACCGCTTCCGGCTCCTCCCCCTCCGCCCAGACCGCCAAGAGCGGAACCTATGAAGTTTAGAAGCAACTTCTGAAGTTGAGACGCGAGGAACTCCGCCGCCATGCGGTTCAACATTTGCGTGAACCCGGAGATAACCGAGTCGAAGAAGCCTTTGAAACCGTTCTCGTAAAGTTGCCCCAAAGCGTTCTCAAAGATACCGCTCAAGTCCTGAGCAACCTTGTTGAAAATCTCCTTCAGTTCCGCGAGTCTCTGCGCCTCCTGCCGCGTCTTGACGATAGATTGAATCATGGCGTCAACACGGGAATCGACCATACCCGCAGTCAAACCCAACTCCTGAAGAATACGGTTGTATTCGCTTACCGGTCCTTGTGCCTCCCGGAGTTCCTTGTTTGCTTCCGCTTGCTTCTGGCGGAGAGTGGTCATAACCTCCGCGAGCCGTCCGGCTTCAAACTGTGTCTTAAAGTCTCTCTGCGCCGCTCCTGCGTCAATGAAGCCGTTCTTGATAGCTTCTGCAAGGGTCTTGTTCTTCTCAAGATAATCAAGCCATGCCGCTTGCGCCGGGTCACTCTCATACAAGCCGCTGATATGCCGCCGCGCCGTTGCGAGGTTCTGCGCCATGTCTTCTTGGAAGTTCTTGACCGATTTTCCCAGGTTGTCAAACCACTTCGCAACCTCTTGAAGATTGGGAATGAAGTCCTTTGCGTTGAACGTCTTTGTTCCCTTGTTGAACTTCTCAATTTCCGCTCCGGCTTTCCGCGCCGCTTCAACGTCCTTTCCGTATGCTTGGGAGAGGAAGTCAAGCGCCTGCGCCGCAGTGGTCACGCTTGCAGGCAAGTCCTTGAGCCGGTCTTCAAAGAATCCAAGGGCAATACTCTCCGCTTCCGTTGCGGCTTTGAACTGAAGGAACTTCAGTCTGGCGGAGGAAGTTGCCTTCTCAAGTCCTTCGGTGAACTTCTTTGCGGCTTCATCCTTCAGAAGTTCCGCGTTGATTTTGGCAATCGCTTCCGCCGTTTTGATTGCTTCATCCGTGTTCACCTTCAAGTTTGTCTTCAGGTAACCGAGAACGCTTTGAATAGTTGTGAGTTCCGGAGGGACTTCCTTGAGCCGGTCCTTGAAAAACCCCATTGCTACCCGGTGAGCGTCCGTTGCGTATCCGGCTTCAAGTTGGCGCGTCCGAGCGTCAACCAACGCGCCGGAGACGGCTTCCTGAGTCTTAGTTAATTGATCCTGCGCCTTCTTCGCTTCATCGGTCTGCCGCTTCCAATCCGCCATTTCCCGGATACGGAGTTGCATGTCCGGTCCAAGGGAAACGAAAGACCGCTTCATAACGTCAAGAGCAATCCTCTGTTCTTCAGAGGTTGCCGCGTTCTTGAGCATGGCGATTCTCTGCTCGTTCCATGCGTCACCAAGCTTCTTTAGTTCCCCATGCGCGGCAATGGCTCGCCGGAGACTCAATGACCGGTCTATAAGACCGCGTGAGGCTTCTCCTAAATCGTCATACGCTTTGCCGGTGAGTTCAAAGGCAACCTTGTTCTTGTCACCCTGCGCCGTCAATATGCCGAGTTCCCGCTTGAGAGAGGAAACGTTTTCAATTACCTTTTCCGCAGTATCCGCGCCAAGTTCTTTCACGAGAACAGAACCGGTCACGCCTGCCGCCGCTCCGAGTGCCTTCACTGCCGCCGTTGCCTGCGTGACTGCCGGAGTCATCTTTTGAACGCTCACGGTAGTCTGCTCAGCCAACTGTGAGCCGCCTCCGCCGCCGTATATGTCGGGAAGCGGAGGGCCATTATAGGAACGCCATGAGCGGTCTTGGCGAGCCAACGGAGTCGCGGTTGAATATCCGCCGCTCACCGGCCTTGCCGCCGGAAGCCGCCTCCCAGGAGCCGAAGGAAGAGAAACGGGAGGCGCAAGCAAACCCGCCGGAGGTCCAACGAAAGCCGGAGGCGTTGCCGCCATAACCCGGAGATTCTGAAGAGAAGTATTGAAGCCGTCAATTGCTCCGGAGGACCGGCGCATGGTTCCGTTCAATGCGTCAAGTTTCTTTTGAACGTCTTCAATTTTCTCCCGTTCTTCATCCCGTGATTCTTTGGCTTTCTTGAGTGCCTCTGCTTGGTCTTTCAAAGCCGCCAATTCACGAATTAGCGCGTCTGGCGTTCCCTTTGGAGCCGTTGCCTTTATCCGCTCATAAGTTGAACCGGCTCGCAGTTCGGCAATATCCTGTTTGGCTTCCGCTATTTGATCCTTGAATTGCTTGAGGCTTCTTGCCGCGTCTTCTCTTGCCTGCTTCTGTGCCTCTTGGAGTTTCTTGGTTGCTTCAATCTGCTCCTTTATCACGGCAAGCTTCTTGACTTCCGTTTCGTCTATATCCGGGTTTTCAATCTTCAGCTTACCGAGAATATCCGGAACCTTCAGTTTAGCAAGTTCTTCATTAGCGTCTGCAACCGCCTTAGCAAATTTCTCCTTTGACTTGGCAAGTCTCTCCGCGTTCTCCGCCGCCATTTTCTCCGCCGCAGAGTCAAACTCTCGCTTCATGGCGTCTGCGGCTTTTTGGTATTCCTCTGTATAGAACTCTGCCGCCTTTTGAACCTCTTTGTAACGGTTGGAGTTACGCAGACCAACGTCTCCGCTTTCGGCAATGATACGGTCTAAATCAGCAAGCTTTTTCCTCGCGTTGTATGCCTTTTCAAGATAAGGAATAGAGGCAAGTTGAGCCTTGGTTTCGTCTTCAACCTTCTGCCGCGCCCGGTCAATAGACGTGATAAAAGCGTCATTGATTATCGTTCCGATTGTGATACCGGCAAGAGCCGCGCCCAGACCGGCTCCGAAAGCAAGCCATGCGCCCTTAGCGGTATTCAATGCAACGGCATTTTGAACAAGGCTCATGTTCAAACCGATACATTGAGTCGTTGCCTGCGCGAAAAATGCGGAGATTGCCGGTTTCAAAGCAACGAAGGCAACCCATGCCTGAGACACGTTACCCACTGCGGCAATGAGAGTCCCCACCACAACCACAAGGGGACCGGCAACCGCGAGCAGAAGACTCAGGGTGATAATCGTTGCCTTTACCGGCTCCGGAAGTTGCGTGAAGATTCTTGCGACATACTCAGCGCTTGCGGCAAGGGCACCAAGAATCGGAACAAGAGTCGGGAGGATGCTTTTGCCAATCTCACCAAAGGCAATCTTCACGGAGTCCGCGAGGTTTTCAAAGGAGGTCAACGCGCCTCCGGCAACCTTTGGAGCCTTCTCAAGTTCCTTGACAATTTCAGCAATGAACCGCTTTGAAGTTAAACCAAGCGCCTGAAGTTCTTCAGTGTTCGCGGTTCCAAATGCCGCCCGCATTGCTTCCGAGATTTGCGGAACCCGTTCCTGTAACTGCCGTATATCCTGCGCCATGACCTTGCCTTTGTTCGCAATTTGAACAAGGGCAATGTTCACTCCGTCAAGGTCGGCTTTTCCCTTGCCTACCGTTGCAAGGGCGTTGCCAAAGGCTTTCAAAGACCGTTCCGCGAGTGAGGCATTTATACCGGCGGCTTGCAGGTTGATTGCGCCTCTCAATGCGTCTTCAAAGCTTAAACCTGGGAGTTTGGCAACTTCCCGGAGCCGCCGCGTTTGGTATGCCGCTTCTTCTGCGGAACCGGCAACGGCAACCAGACCGCGTTGAAGGGAATCAAAATCCGTTGCGGCTTTTACGCTCGCAACTCCGGCGGCAACTATGGGGAGGGTGAGACCGGCAGTTAAAGCCGCGCCCATTCCCTGAAGGAAACTCCCCACCGTCATGGCGTTGGCTTGCAGTTCCCGGAGGTCTGCCTTTGCCCGCTTAGCCGCCGCGTCAAGCTTGTCTAAGTCACTCGCGGCTTTCTTGGCACCTTCACCGGTCTTCTTAAGCGCCTCTCCCGCCTTGCCGGATTCCGCGTCAAGTTGCTTTATCTCGGTGAGCCATTTATCCGCCGCGTTTGCCGCTTTTTGAAGATCGGTCGCGGCTTTGGTGACGGAAGGGGAGGCACTTGAAACACTGTTCTTCAGTTTTTCAACCGCAGAACTCACGGACTCCATTCCTGCGCCCGTGTCGTTCAAGGCCTCCCGCAGTCGGCTCATGCTTCCCGCCGCGTCTGCGGCTCCGGACTTGACCGCGTTCACTCCGGATGAAAACCCGGAAGCGTCCAATCCGATTAATGCCCTAAGTGACGCAACGGTAATAGCCATGTTACCTGAATCCTGTTCTCCGCCGTCTTGACCGCTTCACCCGTTCCGTTTCCGCCCACTGCTCAGCAGATTCAAGAACGGTTGCAAGATCCATCCAATAGACCGGCATTTCCGCCAGTTCCCAAGGCGCAACGCCTAAGTATCTAGCGGCCTTAACAAGTCGGTATTCGTAAGGACAGACCCCTCTTCTTCCTTCAGAGACGAGGAAGACTCTGAGCGGTTTTCCGAGGGAGTCTGGGAGTTTGGGCGAGCGTTCCCCACTATCGCGGAGACCACTGCCGAAAGCACTTCAACGGGAAGCTTTGAAAGTGCCTCAACGTCGATAGGAACGAGGGAACCAACCTGCTCCGTTGTGCAAATTCCCTCTTCCGCGTCCTCCTCTCCATAGGCGAGTTCCCAGGAGGTGAGAAGCGGAGTTGAGCCGCCCGCGAGAATCTGCGCCAACCCGTCATGGTCTGCGTCTGTGAGTTGGTCTAACTCCTGAAGACGAACCGGAGTATAGGAGCGAGGGTTGAAGGTTCCCGGAATGATGACGAACCCCTCCGGAGTATCAACTTCAACCCTCGCTTCAAAGGAAACCCGCTTCTTCCGAACGCTGGAAAGCGTCACCGGCTTCTGCGCGGCTTCTCCTGCTTGTTCTTTGCTCTTGAGCGACATTCTACCCTGTCTCCTTCTGTATGAGCCGTGAGGCTCCTCTTGGCGCGTTGCGCGGCCTTTTACGGTCCGGTCAACGTGCAGTCAATTTCAACTTCTACGAACCCGGCAAAAACGGAGTCGTAAACGTTGAAGAGTTCAAACTGCCCGCTTTCAACGTCTTGGTTGCTTCCGTGTCGCGGGTCACGGCTTTTTTCCGGGAAGGTGAGCGAGAACCGGTAAGGGAACCCGCTTTCAATCACCGGACCGAGAACCTGCAACCGCCAGAACCGAGTCGTTTTTGCGCGGAGGTATCCGAGGAGTTCCTGAAAGTCCGCGTTCCTCTGCATGGTCACCTGAGCGCCCCAAGACGGAGCCTTTTCAACCGCCGTTGAAAAAGAGTCCTCCTCGTCATCTAAGGTGAACTGCCCGGTGAACCGGTCACTCCAACCCCATTCAAACTCAGCAACCCGCCGGAGCCTTGCGAGTCCGGCAACGTCGACTCCGGTCCAAATGCTCACTTGGTCGGTATCGAATGGGACCTCCGCAACGTCAACCGGAGGAACGCCTGCCGTCAACGTGGTCACTGCCGCGCCTCCGCCGTCACCGGTGAGGAGCGTATCATCCAAAACCAGGGAGGCAACGTTGGTTTGTCCCAATGCTCGCCGGAATTCCACCTGATACAACCCAGGTGAAACAACGGTCACGTATACGTTCCCGGCTCCTACCGTTGAAAGCGCCTCAAGCGCCGTCTGGAGGGCGGAAGCCGTGATATTGAACGCAAGGTTGCCGGTGACAACCGCGTTAAACGCAAGGGTGAAGGTTCCGCCGGTTGCTCCGTCAAGGTTCACCCTCTGTTGCTCGTTGGTTGACAACTGCGCCGTATAATCCGGTTCCTGTGCAAGGATGTTCCCGGAGACACTCGCCTCCTCCGGAGTGAGCCGGAGACCAAAGGAGTTCAAGAGCATGTATCCGGCACGTTCCGCGTATCCTGCGCCGGAGCCGCGTTCAAGCGTCCATGTCCGGAAGGAGTCGGGTTGCCATGTCTTTGGCTTGAAGTTCCAACGCCTCACCGTTCCGGCTCCGGGTGAGGTTATCGTTGGAACGCAGAGTCCTGCCGTGAGCAGGAGGGCAAGATCATTGAAACAACCCCTCCCTTCAACGTCTCCCGTTGTCCATTCCTTCGCATGGGTTGCCGTGGTTGCGGCCTTTGAACCCTGCGGAGTGTATGGCTCAACCGGAATGTTCGGGTTGAGTCGTATCGTTGTGCAGAGAAGCCGCCTGAGCGCCGGAACGATAGTTCCCGGAGTGGCGAGCGCTTCAACTCCTATCTGTGTTGTCTCAAAAACGCTTGCGCGTTCCCATGCAGGCATGGTCATTAGAAGAGTCTCCTAAACTCCGGACACGAAGGCCCGGTAATTCGCTCCTACGTGATTCGTTCGTCTCCCGGCTTCATCCGGCTCCTGATAAGCAATCCATTCCTGTTTACGCAAGCCTTGAACTTGAACGGTCCGGCTTGCGTAAGTGACTGCGCCGCGAGCCGCTTTCAAGGCTTCATCTATCGCGTTCGCTATTTCATGAGCGCCTCCATAGTCTTCTGACTGAGTGACTGCCTTCACCGTATACACAGGAAGTTCAAGGACTCGGTTGTCGGTTTCGTTCAAAGCCGTCACGCCCATGCCTGAGTAAAGATTGAAGACAACACAAGGGAAAATCACTGCATTGCCGGAGGTGGGTTTGTCCGGCGGCTTGCCGGAATAGACACGATTCCCCACAAGAGCGGCAACGGCTCCGTTGTTCACTAGCGTTGATACTATGAACTTTTCAACGTTCGGAAGTGGGTTCATTTTCCTGCCGCTCCATCCTGAATCGCTTTTGCAACTCCGGCAATAAATCCCGGTCCTATAGAGTCAATAGCCGGACCGAAGAAAGGCTTTGCCGCCATGCGGCTCGTTCCGAATTCAAGAAAGATACCGTAATAGGCTCCAACTATAATCACCACGTTCAAACCGTCTGAAGACATAGGAAGCGCAGACACGCTTCCGAGAAGGTTACCGGTTTTGATTAACTTCCTACTGTGAATGTTCTTCAGTATCGCGGCTATCGCGTCTGTCTCTGCCTTCTTTACCACTATACGAACGTTCTTTAATACGTTCTCCTCAAGCCGGTCCAAAAGTGAAAAGTCTGCTTCAAGAGTGAAATTGACAAACTTCCCTCCGGGTCCTATACTCCCAACCAATCCATAAGTTGCCGGAGTTCCTGAAGAAGTAGGCATGGACTCACTCCGCCAAGATCAAACGAACGCGCAGAGAAAAACGGTTGAGTTCTCCGGAGTTGGTTCCTATTACTTGATAATCAACACCTTGAACCCTTAAAACGTCCTTCTCACTCACCTCCGCGTTCCAAGGTAGGAAAGCCATATACCGACTATAGGCAACCCGGTTTCCTCCCGGAGCCGGAGCCTCACGCGGTTGTGTGGTATCTTCCTGCAAGTTCACCGGATAGGAAGCGCCGTCACTCACAACGGTTGAAGTTCCGCCTATCTCCGTATCGGTTTCAACTGCCGTCCGGACCGTTGCGAGAACTTCCGTTTCCTCTAAATCCCGGAGGGTATCGGCTCGCATTGACGCAAGCAATCTTGCGTTCATGGCTTTCCTCTCTCACGGTTCCAAGGCGAGGAACAACCCGGCTCATAAACCGGGTAAGGATTGCAAACCGCCGGTCTTGGAGCCATTTGAGTCGCGTTGAGGATTGGCGTTGTATCAACCACTGCCGCCGGTCCTAACGTGGTTTCTACCCTCAACAGTTGAGCCGTCACGCGGTCATATTTAACGCGAGCCTCACGGCTTTCATTGCCTTGTTTGACGTTATAGATTCCCAGGTATTCACCTTGCAGGAACATGAGCAAGCGCCGTTTCAAAAGCAATTCTTGAACGCTCGCGTTGGTTTCTCCGGAGTATAAATCCCACCACAAGGGCCAAAGTGTATCAATGTCACTTTGAAACTCTGCCGCGCCGGTTTCGGCAACGAGCAATGTTTTCATTTGATCTTGTGTTAATGCCATGTTCGTGGTCTCCAAATGTTCAAAGAAGCCTCCGGAGTATGCCGCTCAAACAGGACTCCGGAGGCTTCTTCTATTCCGGCGCAGAGAAGGTTTTCACTCGTTCTCCGGTGAGCCGCCGAAACTTACATGCCGACTCTTCCCTCGCTCCGTTTGTCCTCCGGTTGAACCGTCATGCGTGCAATCGTCTCCGGGTCTGTGATTGCGAAGTGAATCGGAACCGGAGCCGGAGCCGCGCCTTGCGCCCGAATCTCCGCCTCCCGCCGCTCCTCCCGCTTGTTCGTCCGTTCAACCGACTTGGTGAGTGAGTTGAACATTCGCAACCCTTCCGGGTCTGCAACGTTCATCTTCACCTCGCCGGGTCCAACGCGAATCTTCTCATATCCAAACATGATCGGAAGATTGAGCGTCTTCACGTCCATGCCCTTGCCGGTTTCGGTTGCGTTGTGAATGATGTTCTCAACCGGAGGAGCAACCGGAGGAGCCGCGTTCACTGCCGCCGCCGCGTTTGCCGCTTGCGCGTCTTCAACGCTCGCAACCTTCGCCTTCAGTTCACGCAGTTCCGAAAGGAGGGCGTTGAGCGTATCCGCCGGAACCTCAACGGTTCCCGCTTCTGCGCCTGCCTCCGGCTCCGGAGCCTGCTCCGGTCTCTCTGCCGCGTTCGTATCTGGCATGGTTTCCTCGTCTTCTTCCGGCTCGCCGGTTCCCGCTTCTTCCTGGGTTTCTTCCTCTTCAATTTCAGAGGGTGAAGCCGGAGAAGCGTTTGCCGGAGCCGTCACTGTCCTTCTACTCTTACTCATGGGTATCTCCGTTTGAAAGGAGCCGGAACCGCGTCAAAATCGCTTCTGCGCGGCTCCTGCGCCTATCCTGAAGGGAACTATTCGATTCCGGTAATGACGCCCATGCCTTCCGGCTTGTAAATGATCGGTCCGGAGGTCTGCCATGCCTCTCCGCGAACCCTCGGAGGCTTGTCACCCTTCGGTTCAATGTAGAGAACCCTTCCCGGAGTGCTTGCGCCGGTTGGCCTCCCGATTCCCGTGTAACCGATTGTGTTTGAGAGAACAACCGGCTCCGAGTCCAGCGGAACCGCGTTCTCCTGCCGTCCGGTTGCACAGAAGAATACAAGCGCGTCACGGTCAAGGTAATACCCGGAGCCGGTCTGCGTCCGGTATTGCGCGTCATACGTTTCAAACGGAGGGATTCCGTCACGCGCAAGCATGGAGTTGAGTTGTTCGTTGCTCAACGCGCCGGGAAGCCCAACCACCGAACCGCCGATGATTGAAACGATTCCGCCGCGTTGCCGAACCTTGAGGTTGCCGGAGAGGATAGTTCTCACAATCGTCGGACCGATCATGCGGAGAACTTTGAAGCCTTTTCCCTGAAGGAAACCCACCATGCCCGTGAGTTCCGGCCAAGGATCATATGAATCGTCAGACCACGTTCCGCCGGTTCCTACCCGGTGACCGGCGGGATTCGGAACGGTAACCGTCTCACGATAATTGCCGTCACCGGTCCGGACGATTTGAGCGTTAACGATTGCCTGCCAACGCTGATATTCGTTCTTCATCCGGAGCGGCATGTTGAGGGTGAGGTTCACCCAATCAATGAGGTTCCGGACTTGCTCCATAGTGGGTTTTGAACCCGGAGACAGGCGGGAAATGATGCGGAGGAGGGTGTCATATTGCTGCCCGGTGAACGCGGAACCAATATCCGAGTTCCCGAGGAGAACCTGAAAGCTTCCGGTTCTCACACCTTCTTTGATTTGCACGGGTGAATACCGCGTTCCGTCATTCGCCATAACGGAAACGTATTCAATGCCTTCCTCAACCCATGAGTTCTCGTCAACGAGTCGCTCCGGCATGAGTTCCGCGCCAAGGAGCGGTTCGGATTCGGTTCCGAACTGCGCCAAGGGGTTATTCATGAGTTCAAGGAAAGCCGCGTCTGCCATGAGGAGGTCAACCAACTGTTGAATGTTCATTTGGTGGTTTGCTCCTTACGCTTCCGCGTTGATCATGTTGTAAAGCGTCCGAACTTTGGTCATAAGTCCGGCGTTCGCGGCAAGGTGTTCACGGACAGAGAGAGGAAGGTGATTCTCCGCGATTGTCGCGCCGTGTCTCACCTTCTCGCAATCCGCGTTTGTATTGGCGTCAACCACGTCAAACGGGATGAAATAGATTTCATCATCGGCTTCCGCCGCCAGACCGTATGCCGTGTAAGCGTTTCGTTCCGCGAGGGTTCGCCCAATGAGCGAGCCGGAGACGACTTGCTTTTTCCCGGTTCGGGAATAGTAGGCAACGGAGTCGTCTGGAATGTCGGCAGTGATTGCGTCAACGGTGAGCGAGGTTGCTCCGGTTACCGCCGCCGCCGTCACGTATGCCATGATTCCCGCCGCGAACCGGAGCGGCGTTCCCGCCGGTATCGGTCCAAGGGTTGCGTCAACGGGAATAGCGGTTGCCGCCGCAACGCCTGCCGTTTGGGTTGCAACAACCGCCGTTGAAGCGCCTCCGGTAAGAAGCGCCGGGTCTGTCACAACCGGAGCAACGTTCTGCTTGCCGTATGCGCCGCCGAAGGTGAGGGTGAAAACGCTTCCGGCTTTCGTTACTTGAACGTCACCCGGAGCAACGTTTGAAAGTCCCTCAAGGGCGGCTTCAAGCGTTTCCGCAGAAGCGTTATAGGCAATGTTGCCGGTAACCTGAGCGCCAACGGCAACGGTGAAGGTTCCGCCGGTTGCGTCAATCGTGATTGTTTGAACCTCGTTGACGCCTGCCAATACTCCGCCGGGTGAGTTCACCTTCACCCGAACCGCCGCAACGTCTGGGAACTCCGCCGGTAAGAGTTTTGCAGGCTCCGGGAGAATCCAGTCCCTTCCTGCAAACTCTTTCAACCATGTCGGATTCCCTGAGACGATTGGGCTATAAGTTCCAACGTCCATGCGTTTGTCTCCGTATCACCCGGAGCCGGTCTCACTTCTTCACGGCTCGCGGGTTTCTAAATCCGCCCGTCACAACCTGCGCGGCAGTCTTTGAACTCCCTCCGCCGGAACCTCCGCCGGACTCCGTGTCCGGAGCCTTCTTGTTGGCAAGGAGTTCCTTTGCAAGGTCCTGGGAACGGTCAAACCAGTCAAGGCGAGCCTCAACGTTGTCCGGTCCTGGGTCCTGCTTTTTCAAAGCGTCCGGCCAACCTTTGACAGTTGCCGTCACAGTATCGTTGATTCGCTTTGAAAGCTTGTCGGCAAGAGCGGCTTTGGGCTTGAGATTGGTTTCAACCTCTTGTTCAAGCGCCTCATGGAGGTCCTTGAACTTGCCTTCTTCCTTCAGCTTGGCGTTGTTGGCTTCATCCTGCGCGGCCTTGCGGCCTTGCTTGCGAGCTTCTCCGGCTATCCGGTCAAGTTCTGCCTGCTGCTCAGGCGTGAATTCAACCTTTTTCTTGCCGGTATCCTTTGAACCGCCTTCGCCGTCTTTGCCCTTGTCACCGGCGGAGGAGCCGCCGTCACCCTTCCCGGAGTTGTCGGTTCCGGTATCCGTTTTTTCTTTGTCGCCTTCGGTATTCCCGCCGGTCCCTTCTCCGCCGTCACCGGAGCCGGAACCGCCGGAGGAGCCTCCCCCTTCGTCTGGCGCAAAGAATACAAAAAACCCGTCAACGAACATGAGCGGCAACCTCTCTTCAACCCGGTTTTGAAGTCCCTTCTCCTGGGAGAAAGGAGCCGCTTGCCGGTTCAAGCGGACTTAGAGAGGTTGCCCACTGCCGCCTAACTTTCCTGCATCTTACCCCAATTCCTCCCGCGTTGCACATGCTTCTTTGCGTCAATCTGTATGAGGCTCCTTTCCCACCGGTTAGGACCCCATTCCGAGTCGTTCCGATAGCCCACCGTATCCCGAAGTGTCAACTTTCCTTCATTATACCGCGCTAACTTTGCCGGTCCTAATATGCCAAGCTTCACCTCCTCGGTTTGGCGAGCAAACCACTGTTCTCCTGTCTCTCCCGGAGCCGGTCTGGTATCCGGAATTCCCTCAAAACCGAGTTCTTCCCAGGACTTTGAAACGGGAACGAGAACACAACGGCAATTAGGATGACTTCCCATAGGAACCTTTGTGTCAAACTCTCTGCCGTCCATTGCCAAGCACATGGCACAAGTCCGGCTTTGAAAAGCCGCTTGCCAACGCCAACGCTCAACAACGTCTGTGTTCTGTGCGTAGTATTCCCGGTTAGCTTCACGGTAAGAGTTCAACACCTCCGTTCTTGAAATAGTCTGGGCGCGTGCTAAAGGAACCTTGAATTCATCCCGGAGTTCCCTCGCCATTTCAAGAGGGTTCAACCCTTTAACGATTCCCTTTACGTATATGTCTTGAACCTTCTCCGGCATACTCAAACCGGTCACCGGGTCAACGGAGAGGCTTGAGAACAACTCACGCAACGGTGAGCCGTTGGAACTCCGGCCTATTAACTTTTCAACGGCTCGCGGGTTGAACCGGGTGAAGTTGGCAGGAACTGAGAAGCCGTCTGGAATCGGTCCCATTGCCGTAAGGATTAGAGAAGCCGCATGAACTTGAGCGGCTTCAACGGCAAAAGCTTGCGTTAGGGATACACTCGCCTCTGCCGTTCGTGAGAACTCGTTGATTTGAACTTCAACCAAGTCAAGCAGACTTAAAAGCCGCGTTCGCGTATAAATGAGGTTCTCACTTATCTCCGCTCCGGCCTTTTGAAGTTCGATTATCTGCGCCGTCACTGCGTTCAATTCTGAAGAGAGAAGAGTATAGACGTTCCCGTAAGCTTTCACTAAACGGGTTGAAGCCTGCTCCTCTCTCTTCAGAACTTGCCGCCGGAACTTATCTGCCGCCCGGCTCAGTTTGCTCATACGTCCGGCCTTTTACATCCATTTTCAGACTGCCACTCTTGAACGCGCTTCATGTGTGTCTGAAGATTTTCGATTGTGCCTAAATCTCCATGTGGGTCTGCGGCAATTAAACCTGCGTAGAACTGCATGACCGTGAGCATGTGTTTATCTTTTGCGCGAAACAACATGACCGGTTCATCTTCTCCGATGATTCCGCCCGCATCATGAATACAGGCGTAGTCTTCTCTTCCATGAATCATGCTCTTTTACCTCTGCGAACGTTGCCGCGAGCCGTTTCCTCCGGTCCGGCTTTGAGCGCCTGCGCCGTTGCCTTGCGGCTTCTTATCGTCTTCCTCGTCATCCTCCTCACCCGCCGCCGGTCCTCTTCCCGGCAGTTGGGTTCCGGGTCCTACTCCGCGAGAAAAGAGAACGTTCTGCCGCTCAACGTCTGCCATTGCTTCCGCTTCCTTTTCGGCAAGTATCTTCTTCGCTTCCTCGTCTGTGTAACCCAGGAGCCGCAACTTCTCCATACGGGAGAGAACGTCTCCCAGGTTGTTGAGCATAACGGAAACCGAAAGAGCGTCACGCCTTTCAACCGGTCCGAAGATTGCCTCTATCGTTGCTTCTTTCACGTCCTCCGGCAACTTAGCTTCCGTTCCGAACCGGTTTTCAACCACGATAGCCAAATGCCCAACCGCCGTCCAGACTCGCTCAAACGTGTCCCTCTGCGTTTCCGCTTTGCCTGCCGCCGGTTGTTCTGCGCGGAGTAAAGCTTCACCGGAGGGCCAATCTCCGCCCGTGATTGAGTGAAGCGGAGTCTTGGTCATTTGGGCAAGCGCCTGAAGTTTGTCTTTGCGAATCGCAAGAACTCCTTCAGGATTGCCGGAGCCAACCGCACCCATTTTAAAGTCAGTGCTTTTTGAGTGCAGAAGGGTTCCCGGAGCAACTTTCAACTTCTTCGACTCGCCGGTTGCTCTGTCCGTTCCCGGATCAATACCCGCCGCCCAAAGTATTTGATACCCTTCCATACGCGCCGCGCCTGAGAGAACATAGTGAAGATCAAGGATATGGTCAATCAACCCGATTGCTCCGAAAGCAATCTCCGACGAACCGTATACTGATTCACCCTGCCCGCTATTCCTGAAATGAACTATAGGGATTCCGATTGGCGTTTCATCCAACCGTTTCCAAGGTTGCGGCCAGACTCCTTCGTCTCCCGGAAGCTTGAACGGTTCCCAGGAATTGCCGTTGTCACTGCTTACCCAACGTTCAAATCTATCGTCATAGTAGACAACCCGCCGCCGGAGGGTTCCCTTCTCTTTGCCGCTCGCGTCACGTTCGGTTATAAACCATTCCTTGACCGCGTATACGGCTTTGTCGTTCGGACCGTAACCAATGAAAACGCCTTCCTCCCCATTCCACCAATTTTCACGGTGAATCTGGACTCTGCGGTCTTCATTGCTCCAAGCAACGGCAACGGCATGGTTTCCATCCCGGAGCGTATCGAAGTGAATCTTGCCTTGGCGTTCCTTAATGCCCGCAAGCGTGAACAGGTTCGCAAGTCGCTCCTTCACTCCTGCGTGTTTACATTCCCAACGCAGGAACCGGAGCCGGTCACGCGCCTGAGCGCAAATCATTGCCGCGAGGTTGTCTGAGAACTTGTTCCCGGTCAACCCTTCAAGAATGGTCTTTTGATCTTCGGTCAACTGTAAGGCGTGCTTACCCTCGCAGTAATCACGATACTGTTGAACCGATTCACCTTCCGGAAGATAACTCAACCGGTCCTTTGTCATTTCCGCATGGGTTGCCGGAGTGGTCACCGGTCCCTTTTCAATCTCCGTGTTCTGCCTTCTCATAGTCTCCTCACTTGCCTCTGTGTGAACCGTTCCGGCTCGTTGTGTTGACGTAAGACTCTTGTGTCACTTCTCCCGCCGTCTCTTTCGGTCTTCTGGCAAACCTCAACCCCATACTCATGAGTCGGTCTGGAGAACGTCCTAACTTCTCTTTCATCACGTCCGTTGAGCAAATACAAATCTGCTGTTTGACATTCTTTGAATACGTAGGAGCAACGAGTTCCTCACGTAGTTCCTTGCATGGTGCTATCATGGCTCCTTGGTCATTACGCAACCACATGGCAAGGTCCCAAAGCATTTGTGAACGGATACGGTCAAACCCTTCTAAGTCCGGGTCCTCCTCTAACTCCTGTTCTTTGTTCTTCTCTTTCAACGCCTTTGTTGAACCCACCATGATACGGTGAGCGATACAACCGCGCCGCTTCATTTGCGCCCATGCGCCTGCGCCGACTCCGGTTGCGTCAACGCTCGCCCAATCGCAGACGTTGTTGAAGTAAATATCTGCCGCCGTATCTCCGCCTTTCAAAACGTCAACCCCTCCCCAAAGTATCTGAGGAGGAACCCAATTAGCATACCAGAGAGTTACGCAGTTTTGATCTTGCCCCAATTCCGCAACGTCATAACTCAAAGCCGGTCTTACTGCCGGAGGTCTCATTCCGTAACGAGCAACCCACAGTTCAAACCGGGCAAAAGCCGCGTCAACCCATGCGCCGCTTATCAACTGATTCTCACCCGCCGCCGGATACTGCCCCAAGACCATATAAGAAAACGAGGGTTCAACAACCTTCCGCCAACCGGCCTTCAGGGGCGGAAGCGGGTTGTTTGCCCGGTCTCTGGCAACGTATCCCACGAGGAACGCGGGAACCTCAAAGCAGTCCGACTCCGGCTTCTCACCTGGGTTTAGCGGAACGGTCCAAAGGTGAATACGTCTGACAACGGTTTCCCGCGTGACGGCTCCGGGAATCAAATCCTTTCCGGTTAGAACGTTGGGATGATTGAAAGCCGTGAGGTTAACAACCACGCCTTCCCGCTTCTGCTCCATTTGGAAAACCGGACCGGCTTCTGCTCGCGGGTTGAAGAGAACCAACATGCGAGCCATGCCGCCGGACATGCATGACTCAATGGCTTCATAGATAGCCGCCGGAACGCCGTCACCTTCGTCAACCACAAACAAGAGTTTGGGCGCGTGCTTGCCGGAGAACCGGCTTTTCAACTGCGCCGTATCAGCCGACTGCGGAATCGCCAGACCAACAACGAAACTCTTCCGGTTCCTGCGAATGGAGAGGCTCGCCAGACTCACCTGAAAACCAAGGAAAAGGTGAGGGTGCTTTTCAACTATCGCGCCAATCTCTCCCCACAGGAGAAGCTTGAGGTTGTCTTCAGGAGGAGCCGCGAGCGTATAAACCTGCGCGTCATCATAGACAAGGAACCAATAGACCACGAAACATGCCGCCGCGAACGTCTTACCGACTCCGTTGGCACTCTTGGCGAGCGTTGAAGGAGTGTTCTGCGCCTCCGTGAGCATGTCTTCAACGTCTTCAGTAAACTGCACGTTGAGAACGTCACGGCAGAACTGAATCGGTTTTCCGGCATAGTCCGAATATGGGTTTGGCTCCGGCTTTATGTTGAACTCGTCCGGAGGGTCAAGTATACCTAAGGCAAAGTCTTCTAAAATCGCCTCTTCAAGGGTCTGACCGGCAGGCACAACCGGCAAGCGGGAAACGGCAGGCATGGCTTCTCTCGTTAGTTGGGAAACGTCTCATGAGACGGATGAATAATGACCATTGAGCCTTTAAGTATCTCCAACCGGTGACCGGTGACGAATTCAATCGTTGTGAAATCGTCTTCATCCCTTACGGCTTCAACCCGGTTTCCCGGCAACCACTCGTCAAGCGCCGGAGGTTCATACTCCGGAGCCGGAACCATGATCTTGGAAACGTCAACCTTTGATTTTCCATCTTTTGGAGTATTCACGGCTTTCAATCCTTTCCCTATACTAAGCACGTAAGCAGTTGACCACTTCAAGAGGAGACCAAAACCATGTATACCGTTGTATCCTTCACATCCAACCCGAACACTCCGGTTTGCACCTTCAAGTTTGCCGACAAGTCTGCCGCGATAACCTGTCTTGTCGCTTCCCGGTTCAACTGCCCCGGTCTCAATCACGTTCTGTTTGACGGTGACGGTTTCATTGTTCCTTCTTCGGAACTCACCGGTTGGGTTGAGAACATCCGACAAGACGCCATGAACGTAGTTGACGCCTGTGAAACGTTTCTCCGCCGCGTTCACGCAGACGGCTTGCCGCTCTTTGAAGAGGCTCCGGCTTCTGAAGAAGAAACCACTCCGGCGGAGGACGGGTTGACCACGTTCCGCCTTGAGGGTGAGCCGTTGAGCAACGCGCCCGGTTCCGAGAAACTGCCTCCGGCTCCGGTAACACCTCCCACATTTGAAAAATCCTGCGCCGGGTATTATGTTGCCGACCTTGACGGAACCCATACCGCAAATCTGGTAAACAATCGGACCGGCGCAACTCCGGGTTATGAATGGGAAATAACCTGCAATGACCGAATGACACCTTCGTTCAACGGAACAACTAAAAAATCTGCGGTTGAACAGTTTAATACTTGGTGGAAAGCAAACCACTAAACCACGCAACCCAGGAGGGCGGCTCACAACCGCCTTCCGCTTTTCAAAAGGATCAATGACATGGGAACCAAGATTTACACTATCAGCGTTGTCTGGTATCTTCCGAGTTGTAACGCGGGAGGACGGGAACGGTTTGAAACTATCCGGGAACTGTTCTTTAGTGAGCGAGCCGCAACTATACGGCTTGAATACTTGAATAACTACTCGGAGGGCGTTGAATACGTCATGGGAGAAATGGTCACAAGAGACATACTGCCCATGTCGGTTGACACTTGCCGCGCTAATGACTTCCCGCCAACGCGCCAGACCGTTCACATGGGAGACCATAACCGGGTTTTCATCCCGCTCACTGCCGAAGAAGCAACTCAATTCACTCCGGACTTCTCTCAGTCCTATTGGTGTATCCGAGTGAACGCGCCGGAAACGGTCACTTCTTACGGTAAGCCTTCCACCAAGACATACGTTCGCGGGAGGGGCAACAATGACGGAACGCAAGCCGCATGGTTGAACCGCACAACCAAGACATGGCTCGTTCTGTCCTTTAACGGAGTCCTGGGAGAGTTCCGCTTCTGCCGCCAGACCGGAGTTGAAATAGGTTTTAGTAAAATGAGCCAACATGCGCGTTGGATTCCTGAAGAAGAACTCCGACGGCTCAACGAAGGGTTCCCCGGAGTAAATCGGAAGGTTTAGCTTTTCAACCCAGGTGAGCCGAAAGGGAGGAGCCGCTTTGAAACGGTCCCTCCCTTTCCTCGTGTCTGGTTCCGCGCCGGTCCGGTCTTACAAGACCACGCGAACCAACTCCTCAAAGGTGAGCGTCACAATGGTCTGGAGTGGCGTTGAAGCGTCAACGCGGTCCATGATCTTCTCCCATGCCGCGTTGTCAACTACGTCTCTCCAACCGTCAATGATTGCGCCTCCCTTTGCGCCGGTCATGACGAGTTGCCGGTATACCGCGTCACGGGAGATTATGAACCCGTTCACCTTCTCCCCATACTTCGCCCGGTCTGCGGCAGAGATTTGAACCTTTTGCTTCTTCAGGAACTCCGCGTTCCCTGCCGCCGCCCAACTCCAGCCCTCTGCCTGCATGTTCGCCGTCATCTTGGCGAGCCGCGCCGGAGTGCCTTTCTTTTTCCAGAGGGTTTGAAGACGGGTCTTGACCACTGCCGCGCCTTCCTCAAGCAGAACCTTTTTCCAATCCGTTGACTTGTCAAGCAGTTTGCCGAGAATGAGGAGGAACGGATTCCCTCCCAGCAGTCCGGCAAATGCGGTCTCAACTGTAGGACTCATGAGCGGTTGTCTCCTTTAGGTGTTGAATGTGCCCAAATCCTAACTCAATCCCTTACGGGTTTTCTATCTGGTTTGAACGCGCCGGGTTAGTCTGCCCAAAGCGCCTGAGCGGAGTCTCCGGTTGGTTGACCGTTCTTGAACAGGGTTCCGGTCACTGCTGCGTTAGGACCGGGAGAGACTCCCGGAGTAAACGTCTCATACCGTTGAACCTGTCCCTCTTCAACGGTTATAGTCCGAGGAGCCGCGTCCATGCCTTGCTCGTTGTCATATTCGATTGTATACGTTTCATCCCAATCGGAAGCAACGTCAAGCACAACGCCAATGTCACAGGGAACGCCTGTTTCAATCGGTCCTTCCGGCATGCGGAGAGTTGCAATACTCATTTGCTTTCACCTCCTTTCTATTCGGGTTGAAGAACGGAACCGGTCTCCTACTCGTCATCCCCTATCCAACGCTTGCGCGGCTTCTCCGGCTCCGGTTCTTCAAAGATCGGACGCATGAGAAAGAGACGAGTTGGACCGAAACCGGAAGCAGTTGAGCCGCCGGAGGCGCAGACATAGAACCCACTGCGCCCCAACTCATTAAGAGCGGCTTGAAGCAAAGAGTCTTTACAGAGGAGGTCTTCTTCTCCGTCTCTCCAGACTCCCTCACCTTCGTCAAAAGTGAGAACTATACTTTGAACTCTTGGAATCACCGGAGCGGCTCCTAATTCGCGGGAAGCGGTTTCCATTCCTGCTCACCATGCAGGTTGACTGTATGGCACTCCGGACACTCGGAACGCTCCGAACCCTCCGCCGGTTGATAGATACAACCGCAAGGGCATTTGACCGGAATGACTTCACCCTTCATGAGTTCAACGGTTTTGTTGTCACCAAAGGGAACCCGTCTCATTTCAAAACCCTCACGTTCGGAAACAGTTCCGGGTTGATAAGATAGGCGAGCATGACCATGTGAATCTGGTATGACTGCATGGCGCAATCCATGAGTCCCTCGTCTCCGAGTTCCTCCGCGAGCAGATACTTTTCACGCCAACGGTTTACACAACCCGCATGGTATTCAATGCCGCGTGTCATAAGGTGTTAGTCCGGAACGGCTCGCCTTCCGGTTCGCTCACCGGCGCAACCTGGGAGGCCTTCCGCGCCGCTTTGAGCCGCCTCTTGCGAGCCGCCCAATTCTCTTTCCCAGGAGCCGGAGCCTGATAAACCGGGTTGAGCGCCGGACCTCCCGGAACGAGCCGCGCCGTTTCCCTATGCGCCGGACACAAGCAGTATACCTTCCCGCCGTTCTCAATGAACACAAAACCGGCTTCAAGCGCCTTCTTTTTGGCTTCTTCCTTACCTTTAGCCGCCGGAGCCGTCTCCGGACAGAAGGAGCAACGGCAGGCAATAGAAGCGTTCGGAGAGTTGAGCGCCATGCGGCAACGGTCCGGCGGCAGGAGGTCAAGAACCCTTTCAGAGACGAGTTCCCGAACAATCCGGTTGAACGCCTCTCGCGTGTCCGGTCTCTCTGCCTGCGGGTCTTGTGCCTTTTCAAAGACACGGGTGAGCAGTGGGTTCCTTCCCAAGTTGAAGACTGCCCATACAACGCGGCCTTTCAAACCGAGTTGAGCCGCCGTCTGGAACGAAACGCCCATGCTCAGGTTAGAGTGCAGTTCTGAGCCTTCCTGAGCGGTTGGAGAGACACTCTCAAAAGATGTTGCGCTTTGAAAAGCCGCATCTTCTGAAAGAGAGACAGTGAACCTGTCCGGAACCTCACTCAATTCAACTTCTCGCATGGTTAGAACTCCAAACCCGGAAGAGAAGCCTGCCCTCCGTCCTTCCGGATGAACTTAACGATACCCTCAATGAGCAGTTCGGCAGGAACTACGTCTCCCACTTCCCAACCCTTCGGAAACCTTTGAACCGCAACCCAACCCTCAGCCTCAGAAGCAATAACCCAACCCTCAACGATTCGCCCGTTGAGGGTGCAGTGATACTCTGAGGCTTTCGGGTCACGGATGAATAGAGTCACTCTTCTTCACTGTATGGGTTGAGATAAGCCGGAAACGAGGTTTTGAAATGTTGCGGCCAGACGCGAGCGGTTTCACCCTCACCGGCCAAATGGGGACCGGCATGACCACTCGGCATGGTGCAGTCGGTTTCACCGTAGGGTTCCGGCTCACCACAACGAGAGACGAGCCGCCGCCGCTCCTCTATATCATCCTCCGGAGAGGCTTCTTCCGTGGTCTCCTCGCTCACCTGTTCAAAGGAGCAGTCTCCCGCATGACCAACGGAGAAGATACAACGCAGACCACTCGGCAAGCCGCCGTTATCCGTCATCCGGCAACGGTGCGGTTCAAACGTTTCGCGGTATCGCCCTTGTGTTGCTCTTTGCCGCGCCCGCAGGTTCCGTATAGTTGGGGAGTCGATCTTCCGGCCTTCGGGCAGACGGTGATTCAGCCGCTCATACTCGGAATAGTTCACCTCTTCCCAAGGTTCCGCGTTCGGCATGAATTCAAGTTTTCCCGTTGCCAGATTCCGGCGCAGTTCGTCAAACAGTCCCTTAGGAATCAACTCACCCGGAACCGTAACGTTCATGGAACGCATGCCCATACTGCGGAATACGTTCGTGAGTTGGTCTTCATCCATGAACGTTGCGGCAACCGGGTGAGCCGCGAGGAACTCACGCGCCTTTGTCCGGCAGTCATCTTCAACCGGTTCGCCAACCATAGGAACCGGCGCGTTGAGGGTGAGCGCCTCCGGATTGGAGCGGAGGAACTGCGCGATAACATGAGCCGCGAGAAGCCGCCGCCCAATGTTGCGCCCTCCCACAACGAGAACCGTCCGGAAGTTGCCCGGTTCGGCAGGATCAAACCCAACTTGAGAAGGAGCCGGAAGATTGGTTTTGACGTGTTCAACAAATTCGTCAAGTTCCGCCTCCGTATACCTGGGAGTCTCCGGAGAAGTCCAAGCGGGAAGGCTCAAGACGTGAACGGCAAGCGCCGTGAAGTCTTTCTCAACCTGTGCCCTCCGGCTTTCGGACAACTCCAACGGGAGAACCTTGAGCCGTTGAAACGTTTCAATCATGGAGTTCCGGAGCGGCTCAACCCGGTCTTCAAGACCAACCCGGAGGAACTGCACCAGACCGGTAAGGCGTTCAAGGGGCGGCTCCGTCTCAAATAAACCCGCGTTCCCGTTCTTGAACACGTCAACCCAACCTTCCGAGTCGTCTGCGGCAACGGCGCGTTGTTCACGTTCACCGTTGAAATACACGTAATAGTTCCGGCCTTCTGGCATGTCTGCCGTGAGTCTCATGGTTTCTCTCCTGTGCGGTATACTTCAACCACGTATACCCTGCCGTCCGTTGTGCTCATGTGCATGAGCATTGAAGACCGCTTGCCGGTCATTACCTTCACCGGAGCCGAAAGACTCGGACCTCCGAGGAAGGTTGACACTTTCAAACCCGGCATGCGGTCATACAGATACTGAGCAAACTCCTCCGCGCCTTGGTCAACCCAGACCGGTTGAGCGAGCCTTTCAACCTGCGCCGCGAGTTCCCGGTTTTGAACCGTGAGCCGCTCAACCTCTGCTTCTAACTCCTTCACCGTCTTAGATGCCATGTTCCTCTGACTCCTCTATCAGCCTTTCGGTTGATTCCTGTTCTCGCCGGATAGCCGCCGCCGTGTCAAGATCAATCATACCCTCACCGGCGCAGAACCGGCAATTTCTCTGCGCCTTCTTACCGGCCAACGGTCCGGTTTGAAACGGTCTCCAATCCGCCATGTCAATCCCGTATACCGGACCGTGAACAACGCAGATACAGACATGGTTCTTTCGCGCCGGTTCCTGGGAGAAAACCTCACCGGCAAAGGCTTGCATGTCGCCGTGTCTCCGGTGACACCTAACCAACCATGCAGGCTTGAACAGGTGAACACAGGAGCGAGTCTCTTCCCTTCCAATCGGGAACTCAAGCGCCGTTGCCGTATGAACCTCAAGGCTCCAACCGAACAACACCTTGAGCCGGTCCCAAAAGGATAAGTTGACGGTATGCCGCGCCGTGAACACGTCCTTTGCCCATTTGGGCATGTCGGCTCCGGAGCGGAGGTCAATCAACCGTTGAAACTGACTCCGGGTATCCGGCTCCGGAGCCTTCTCCCAGGTTGCGCCGGTTCCGCTTGCGTGGTCTCCGTTGTGACCGTCTTCAAGTATGCAGGTTAGCGCGTTATCATCCGGTGAAGCCGCGCCGCATCTATCCCAAAGCATTGAAAACCCTCCATTCCTCTTCTTGCGTGAGTCCTTCCCATTCCGCCGCCATGCGTTCGATAACGGGAATGATATACGAATCGTCAAGCGCCAAGGCTCGCCGGATACACTCCTCCGCCGGAGTAGGGAAGCACTTATAAAAGGTTTCCCATTCGTGAGCCTGCCACTCCTCCCGCCGGTGAACCTTGGTATTGGTTGCGTCAAGTATCACGATAGAGTGACCGGCAATGAACAGGCTCCGGACCATGTAACGCGCCATTGCCCAGACCATAGGCTCAGCCTCCGGAATGAACCGTTGACCGTGAAGCGCATACCGGATAGAGTCCGGATTGACAACCGGGAAACCGGTCTGCATTGCCCATGTTGACTTCCCGGAACGAGGGAGACCAACGGTTAGAACCAGACTAGGTTTAGGTTCAACTCTCATAATGACACCTTTCAAAAGCAAAAGCCGGAGCCTCACCCTCTCTCTGAAGATGAAACTCCGGCCTTTTCAAGTGAGCCAACGGAACGCGCCGGAGGTTACTCTTCCGGCTCCTCCTCGCCGGTCTCCTCTTCCGCCGGAGCGTCATCCGGGTCAACGTCCGGTTCTTCTGCCGGATTGGGTTCCGGTTCGGTCACCGGCTCCGGGTCAACCGGCTCCTCAACCGGAGGCTCAGGTTCCGGCTGATTCTCCGGCAACGCGGCAGAGAGTTCCGCGCCCGCTTCCTGTGCCTTCGTGATAATCGGGTCAAGGTCGCGGAACGTAGGAGCCGGTTTGCTTTTCAACTGCTCCAACTCCGTCTGAATCTCGCCAAGCTTGGCGACTCCGCGCCGGACGCCTGCCGCCAACGTGTCAACGGTTACCTCAAGCCGCTCAACGTCATCCTTCGTGACGGTGAGGAGTTCTTCCTGTTCTGCCATGTCATGCTCCATGCGGGTTAATCGGTTATGCAGGATAGCAAAACCCGCGATTGCCGCCGCTCCTGCAAGAAACACAAAGGGATTGAATTCTCCCTCCGCTTTGAAAAGTAGTCTCAACGGAACCTCCTTTTGTCGGTCACCTTGGTTCCGCCGGTGAGCCTCTTGACTTCTGCGGCTCGCTTCCGTTCCTGCTCAACGTTGAACGCGAGTTCTTCCGGGTCAACCTCCGGAGGTTTCGACTCGTAAAGCCGCCGGTATTCATCCGGGTCACCGTTCCGGAGCCGTTCCCAATCCCTCGGACCGAATACCGGGAACTCGTCATCAGACGTTGTGCCAATCGGTGACTCAATTATCTCCCGGAGCCGGTCTGCGTCTTGTGGGTTCATTCTTCCTTCTGCGTCTGGCATGGTATCACCTCCTTTCCGCGTAAAGTTCTACTTTCGGACAATCGCGCCGGACGTGTCCGGAACAACCTCCGCGTCAATTATGTCTGGTTCCTCCTGCCTGCGTCCGGCTCGCGTTGACTGCATGGAGGCAATATCTCCCGCGATTCCTCGCATCATGTCCGGTCTGCGCGGGTCTTTCAAAACCTCCGGGTGATTCTCCTGAAGGAATTTCATAAACGCCCAACCGTGAGTCCGGACCGATTCCCGGAGCATACCAAAGAGAATCCATGCCTTTGCCGCCGGAAGTTGGTCTTGTTCGTTCGTGATACGTTTCGACTCCGTATCAACCAACTTCCGCAAATGCTCTTGCGTTCGCTCCAACTCCTTGCCTTTTTCGTTCCGGACTCCGATCAATTCAACCGCGTCAATGAACTCCTTGAGCAGTTCTTCAAGGTCGGTTTCGTCATACTCACCTAAAAGCACGTCACCGGCGCGTTCGGCAATCTCCCGGAGCGTTGAGAGGTTCGCTTCCTCAAGTTCACCGTATTTGCCAAGCAGGAGTTCAACACGCGCCGCAGTCAAGCGAATATCATGCTCAAGCGTTAAATAGTTCTCTTGTTCGGCTATCCGGTCATAAGCTTCCGCGAGTTTCCCGGAAAGTGCATGCCTATATCGGGTATGCTTCCCATGTTTGAAAGCCGGAGCCTCAACGCCGCTCACGGCTTTGCCTCCGTGGTCTTCACACCTTCCGTTTGGATATAGGCCAACGCTGATTTTGCATCTTCCGCGCCCGCATCTTTTAGGGGAATTGCAGACCGGTTTTCCCTTCTCATTCTTGCCCCAGACAGGCGTTCCGTTGGGCAAAACCTCAACCGCAACGTCACCGTTTGGAGCCTTCGGCAGACCGTTTACACTTCGCGCAGGCATTTCCTCTTAAACCTCAAAATCTTTCAAACGTCCGGTTCTACCGTCAAACCTCTTTTTACCCTCAACGAGCCGATTCTAGCCGCATTTTCCGCCTTCTGCCAACGTTTCCGCCAGATTTAGGCCAAATACGGCAGGAATCGGCTCCTGTGAGGTTCTGCGGCTATTCCTGCGCCTCTGGTTTCGGGTGAAGACCGGCCAAAAAGCGCCTTCTCCGCCTCCGGTCAAGTTCGACCGTTGCCGCGTTGCTCCGTTGAAGTCCTTGAGTAGCAACCCATAACTCAGCAATGGTCAAACCGCCCGCGTCTGCCAACTGTTCAAGCCGCTTATTATACTGCACTTCAAGGAAGTCTCTGAGCCTTTCAACCGCAGACCACGGAACCGAATCCGTGAAACCCGCCGCCCGTTCGGAAGGAGCCAAAATCAAAGGAAACCGTTCCCGGTTCCGTTTCTTCTTCTCCTCTTCCGTGAGCAACTTTTGCCGGAGCCGCTCAACCGCGTCCGGACTCCATGCCTGCCCTCCTCGTTTCATTCGCGTTCTCTCCTCCGTGTTCGCTTTATGCGCCAACTTCGCCAACTCCGCCAACTATCCGGAACGAGCCTCATTTAGAATCGTGAGCGCTTTCATGTCTTGGTCACTCACAAGAATCACTTCACCGGACTTCATCCGGATATGAGAGGCTCCTTTCCCGTCCATTTCAAACGTGGTCACCGTTTCGACCGAATCCGCGTCAACGCCATAAACGGCCTTAGGCGTTTCTTCATCGGTCCGGAAGTTCTCAAACCTCACAAGCTTACTCATACCTTTTCAATCCTTCAGGAACGTTGAGCCAAACACAAGCAACCCTGCCAGAACGGACGCGATTCCCGAATAGACCGCGTTTCCCCAAATCAACCCGATACCGAAGAAAACCAGAACTGCGCCAAACAGTCTCACCTTTGAACTCCTCTCACTTTGCCCTAAAAAGCACTCGGAATCGTTAAGGACTTTCCGGATAAAAAAAACGGTGATTCCACATGGGTATATAGTCAATGAATCTCCTTCTTAGTATAAGAAAAAAGAAAGCTATACCTTCTCAAGAGTAAAATAAATACAGAGAGAAAAAGAGGGACACTATACCCATGTGAAACCTCCGTTTATTTTATACGAAACCGAAACCGGTTTTCACCCTTTGAAAGCCTTTTGCCCTATTTCCTGAAAATAAACGGACGTTCCGATATAGTGTCATAAGCCTTCACAGGCACGAAACTCTTCAAAACCTAAACAACCCGCCGTTTTTTTCTTCTAATCATAGGAACCAGCGGCTCCGGAGTTTTCCCGTTTCGTTGGACCGAATTGACACGGTTTGAAGGTAAAACCGGCTTATACACGAGGGTATTTAGACGGTCAACCTTCCCGTTCTTGGACTCGATTCGTATGCCTGCGCCCTCCCAAAACTGTTTCACAATATCGGTGACGAAGTATCGCGCCGCGCCTCTCCCGACTCCCTCACCGTGTTTATTAGTCTCCTTCCGCAAAACTCCGAGCATGAAAAGATCCTCCAAACGTTCCCGGAGGGTGCTTACAGGTATTCCAGAAGATGCGGCAACCTCGCCAACGGTCCGGCCTTCAAGTGAAACAAGCGCCTTCAGCGCGTCCAAATTCCACCCCATACAGGAGTTCAAAGCAACGCGGGAAGCAATCTGAAGTTCCCTTTCCCCTATCTCCGCCGGATAGTTGAGCATGCCAAGAGCAAGAACAAGCTTGTGAAGTTGTTTCGCCAGACGAGTTCCAACCTCATGCTGAGGCTTGTATAGGAGCCGCTCGCGGGTGAAGTCCTTCTCAACGTTGGCACGGAGCATGGCAACCAACTGCGCCAAGTTAACGAGCCGGGAAGCCTGCTCACGGGTTACCTTGGGAACGTCTGCCGGAGTGATACGGAACTCAAGGAACCGCTTCATAGTTGCCGCCAGTTCTTCCCGGAAGCCGGTCTCCGTGCCAACCGCGAGGAAAGCACTCCAGACCATTTCAGACCAATCCTCACCGACTCCTTGGTTCATGTGGTAGATAAGGAACCGTTCACCGAGGGAAGCGCCGGACTCTCTGAAAATGGCAGGAGTGACTCCGGTGAGCATGTTGAAACTCACGTCACGGTATAGGCGAGCAACACCGTTGCCGAACGTCTTTTCAACCCGCTTGTCATACGCGCCGCGAAAGATTGCGAAAATCTCATGCCGTATCGCGGCAGGCATATCAAGAATCTCTGTGTAGTCTTTCAGGATGAAGGTTGAGCCGTTCAACTTGGGAATCAACGAAGGGTCACGGTCTCCCTTCAGGTTGAAGCCGCTCACCAGACTATGAACGGTAACCGTTGACCGCGTGACCACGGAACGCGCCTCCGAACACGCCATGAGGAGTTCCGTCTTGGTTCCGCCAGGAGGTGAGCAGATATGGACCCACAAGGAATCACCGTCAATCTGCTGAGCCATGATGACTGCCGCGATAACCCGTAAGGCGTCCTCCGCGTCTTGTGTCATTTCAAGGTGTTCGCGGAATATGTCAAGGCAACTTTCAAAAGACGGTCTCTCCCCACTGCTCAAAAGCGGGAAGTCTTCAACCGCCTTCTTCGCCTGCGCTTCAACTATGTCGGCAGAGTCTTCCGGTTCATAGTCGGCAAGCAGTTCTTCAAGCGTCTTGAGGTTGGCGAATTGATTCCAGAAGTCACGCACGTCAAAGCCGTCTGGCGTGGTCTCCGGCCATGCAACATACTTGAAGGAGTTGACCAGACCGGACTCCACCAATCGCGCATAAGCACGCCTCACGCCTTTCCTGCCGTCTGTGTCTGCATCATAGCAAACCATAACGTCACGTTCCGCGAGTGCCTCCGCCCATTCCTCTTTGAAGACTCCGGCTCCGGGAACCGATACAACAATCACTTTCAACTTCTTCGCTTTACGAAGGAGCAGGATCATTGCAAGCCTGTCCCATTCGCCTTCAACCAACCAGACCGGCCATGCCTTCTTCTTCGGGTCATACAGTTCATGGATACCCCAAAGTTGGGTTTCCGGTCCTTTCAATGCCCGGTTAATGTCTCCGGGTTTCCACAGTCTCAGGGTGCAGATTCGCCCGTTCCGGTTGCGTATGGGAATCACCCATTTCAAACCGTCAAAGACCACGCCTCCGGTATTCTGAAGAATATCAACCGGGAACCCTCTGTCTTCAGAGATTGAATCCCAATCCGGAGGGTTCGCGTCATTCCATGCCCGCTTCTGCTCAACCCATGTCTCAAGGAAGTTGATAAGGTTGCCGCCTTCGGTCTCACAACGTCCGGCCTTGCAATGCCATTGACCGGAATCAACGTTCACGTATAGCTTGCGCCTGCCTCCGCAAAAGAGACAGTCTCCGTATACCTCGTCACCGATTTGTGAGACATAGGCGAACCCTAACGCTTCAAAGGGAATGAGCGCCTTTCCCTCCTTACTAGCCATGACTCTAACCCTTCCCCTTCTCTTCATCCCAACGAGCAACCATAGCACGCGCCTGCGTCATGATTGGAACGAACACGGCTCCATGTTCAATGGCTCGCCTTCTCATTCCCGGAGTAAGATCATAATGCCACAAGTCCGGCCTTACGTGCTTATCTTGGAACCATGAGCGCCTCAAACCTATCTCCGCCGCGAACCGGTGAAGCTTCTCAATGTCGCGGCAGGTTAGGTGACACGAGCCGTTCAAGAACGGTCCCCATGCGTTGTCATAAACAATCAACTCGTCAACCATGACAGGATCATTCTGAAGGTGAGCCGGAGCGGTAACCCGCCGCCGTCTCCGCGTGTTGAACCGCTTTGATTTATCGCTCACTTAAAACCTCCCTCACTCGTTCCCTTCCCAACTTTAGGAAGTCTTCATTCAAGTCAAGACTCACCGATCTTCTACCAAGGCGAGCCGCAACCGCCGCCGTTGTGCAGATACCGGCAAAGCAGTCTAATACCACGTCTCCCGGTTCACTGCCCGCGAGTATACACGGCTCAACGAGCGCCTCAGGGAACGTAGCATAATGAATCCCGTTCTTACGGTATCCCTTCGTGTTGATATGCCATACGTCACGCTTACGCCGTTTGTCTGCCGGTTTGCGCCTACTCAGCGTTATGATTGGGTCATTCTTTCGTTTTACGGAACTACTTGAAACCTGTCTCATTTCCGCTCGTGCGTATCTTGCATTTGTGTCTGCGGCAACCGGTTCCATGACCGCTTCAAAGTCAAAATAGTATCTTGAACTTTTGGAAAGCATAAACACCATTTCATAAGATGGAGTGAAGCAGTCTTCAATCGAACGCGGCATGGTGTTCGGCTTCTCCCACACAATAGCGTTCCGAAGATACCAACCTCTGCGCCGGAGTTCAAAGGCAACGCTCCAAGGCACTCCGAACAAGTCTTTGGGTTTGCAGTCTCCTTCCGCTCCAAAACAGTGATTGTCTCCCAGGTTGAGGAACATGGTTCCATCTTCAGAGAGAACGCTGCGAACCTCTTCAAGTCCTCCAACAAGATGATTCACGTAGTCTTTGACGCAAGCCTCCTGCCCTAACTCTCCCTCCCATGCGTTACAGTTAAAGCAGTATCTCCCGCCGTCTCTTTCAAGCGCCGCAACGTTTGAGAGTGAGCCGCGATTTGACGCCTGTTTCTTTGAAAGGGTTGAAGTGTCTCCCCACCTTTGGCGCTTGCCTTGGAGGTAGCAAGTCCATTGATGAACGCAACCCTCACGCCCTCCCCATATCTCCGGAACGGTTCCATACGCTCTTAAACCGTAGTATGGGGGAGAAGTCACCACAATCCGAACGGAGCCTCTCTTGAGGCTCCTGAGCGCCGTGAGTATGCTTCCGTGAATGAATCGGTGAGGCTGAAACTCTACCGGAGCAACAAGACGCCTTCTCATTCTCTCTCCTCGTGTTCAATCAAAGCCTGTTTCAAACTCTCTGCTATCATGAGGAGTTCTTCCTTTTGCTCCGGTTCAAACCGTTCCGCATACTGCTCAATGCAGAGAAGGTGAACATAGAACTCCGCTTCACCGGTCTCATTCCGCTTCCGAAAATGGAACGCCGGGAAGAATCCCCAACCTTCGCAACAGTGGCAACGGAAAGGCTCGTCTATTCCGATTTGAGCCATTTGAACACCTCCGCGAGATAGGTTTCAACAAACGGCTCAATGTGAATGTCGGCATTGCCCGCAACATTCAACACCTTTATTCCGTAATACTCAAGCCAAGAGGCAACGGCTCGCGGCTTCACCGGACAGGAGGGCGAAACGTCAAGCCAAGGTTTATCAATCTGCCGGATTGCCTGCATGGTGCAAATCTCACCGTCAGAATTGAAACGGTAAGCAATCCGGAGGGTTCCGTCCGAGTGTCTTACGTTTTCAAACGTCCGGTGACGATACCCGTTTATGGGGCACTCCTGCATGCCGTATTCACGCGCATATTCCGGACGCAGACCAAAGAGAGTCACGAACCCTAAAGGCATATACCCGCCGGTTGGGATACCGGCGCGTTGAGCGGCTCGCAGTCCGGCAATGTCGGCTCCTATCTGTCCGCCGCTAATCACCTTTTCAAGCCGCCAGTATACCGGAACTGCGAGCCGTCTGCGTTTCATCCCTTATGCTCCTGCGGAGGTTCGACAACCATGATAGCGAACTGCATGACTCCATTGATCTTGAAGGAGGCAACGTCTCCTACCCAGTAGATTCTATGCGCCGGGTCCATGCCGAAGATAACCGAAACAGGGAACGAGTCAAGGCGATAGCCCTTATTTACTTCCCGCCGGAACTCTTCAAGAGTTATCTGTCCTCCTCCAAACTCATTCCCTTCGGGTATCTTGAACGCGGCTTTATCCGCTTCTCGGATTATGTTCCGCCAGTTCTCACGGTCTGCTTCCGTGATTGACTCCCAGGTATCCATGCCCGGTTGATAGGCATTATCCCAGGAGAGGAACGCGGCTTTTGCTCGTTCTTCAAGCTTCATGCGGGTATACCTTTTCCTCCCCCACATTTGCAGTCTTTGGGGTGATGTTCCATGCCGCAATACCCTGCCTGTTCAAAGTTCGGGTCACGGTCCGGCAGTCCGATGAACCGCCGCCGGAGGAGTTCCAACGTTCCGCCCATACGGTCAATCTCGTTCATGTTCCTCGCGTGAGTGAATAAACCGGCAATCGGACCATGAACCGCTTCACCGTGAGCCGGTCTGGGAGTGAGAATAACGTTCGCCTGAGCATAGGCAAGCGCCTCCTCAAGTTCAATCGCGTTGAGCGCCTCCCGGTCCGTTTCTCCTTCCTTTTGCGGAGTCCGGAGATACAGGAGGAAGGCTTTCAAATCGGCTTCTTCTCCCAGGTCAAAGACCGGCATGCCGAGTTTCAAAGCAATGAGCCGCTCAGCAATAGTGCCAAGTGACGAACGCCACTCCGGAAGCAATGCAACGCAGTCACAACGCTTCATGAGTTCAACTGCGCCCGCGAGCCATACGGAGTCCGGCAACGCGCCGTCAAAGTTCTGCGTGTTCATGTGGGGAGAAAGGCAAGCCGCGCCTTCCGCCCAAATGGAGAGAGACCACAACTCTGCCGTTCGGATGTTCTGCACAACTCCCCAATACGTTGAACTCCGGAACGGTCCGGAGAGAAAAACCGCCTTTGTCAATTCTTCTGCCTCCCTTCAAAGAAGGTGACGACTCCCGCCGCGTCAACAGTGCCTTTGTATTCACCGGCGGCTAACGCAAGACCGGAAATAGTGAACCCATGCCCTTGAATGAGTTTCACTGCCGCAGAGTCCAAAACCGGAATCGTGTCCGGTCTCCCGTCATTCTCCTCAGTCTCCGTTATCACGTCTGAGATAGCCGCGAGAACCGCAAAGAGTTCTTCAACCGTGAGTCTCTTTTTCAATTCCCGTCCCTCCTTCTGAAAAAAGCGAGCGTTTCCGGAGAGGGACTCCCTCCCGCCGCCGCAAAGTTGGCAAGGTCATTGAGCGTCATGCCCATGCCTTTGGCAATCTCCGCCGTTGCGGAACGGAGGTCTTCAACTGCTCGCTTGTCTTGTTCATCCATCACATGAGCAATGGTTGCCGCCGCCGCAATGGTCGAAACACAAGACGCAAGCACGGCAAAGCCTTGGTCTTCTGTGAGTTCAAAACTTCTCTTTCTCATTCCTGTTCTTCCTTTTCTGCTTCATGGTAGTAGCTTTCAACAACCGCGTTGCGGTATGGGCCTTTAGCAACTTCCATGATTTGCCTATGCCAGTTACGCGCCAACTCTGCCGGAGCCTTCCGCTCGCCTTCCGGTCCGTTGAGTGTCATGGTGAATGGAACTCCGTATATTCCACCGAACACGGAGAAAGTATAGACCGGTCTTTCATCCGTCATGCTGTTCTGCCTTTCCATACAGAACTTTTCCCTCCGTGTTCTTCACCATGCCGTAAGACTGAGCCCAACGCTCAAATTCGATAGGCCACATGGTTTCCTTCCGCTTGAGTTGAACCTTCACCGGCTCCGGAACTCCAACCCGGTTTCTGAAGAAAGATACACCCATGATTATCTTCCCTCGCGGAGAC